GTTGAGCCGCCGAATCTTCAACCTCCACCCGAACAACTAACTGAAGATTGTGAACGTCCTGTTTCATTACCTGAACGGACTTTAACAAGATCGGAAGCTGAATCCTTCTGGATTACTGATCGAGCAAACCTCCTCAAGTGCAGTGAATTGAAAAAACTTCTCCAAAGCTACTATGAGGATAGAGATAGAAGGATTAGTAATGACTGATCTTCAAAATCTTGAAATAAGGGTAAAATCTCTCGAAGAGTGGAGAAATACCCAAACAACCGATGCTGCTGTAAGGAAAGAACGTGACAAACACATGGACCAAAGATTTGACGAACTGAAAGAAAGTGTGAACGAAGTCAAAGGATATCTTCTTCGCATAGTTTGGGTTATCATTCTCGGGATCATAGGTTCTCTCATAACTTTCGTTATCAGTGGAGGTCTTAATGTCGGAATCTGAGAAGATCAACAGGAGACTTTCTAGAATTTTAAGTCTTCCTGTTTTAGGAATTCTAATTTTCTTTGGTTTCATCCCTCTGGTTTTCCCAATCCTTTCTCATTATGAAGGAAAAGTATTCCCTGTTGTCAAAAACGTAGATGTTCAATTTATCGAAAAGACAGACAAAGGTATCAGAGTCTTTGTTTCTTTCGATAAGGTGAGAGCCTGTGAATTCATTGGGCTTTCATGGTATGATAGTTTCGGAGAAAGATCTCCAATTCTATTTCAACCAGACTCTACTGGTATTTCTGGAGAAATTCCAATAACGAGACCAGTTCTAAGAAACCAGCGAAGTGGTCCCTGGGAAATAATCGGAATTGATGAGCTAGATGGAAGCATTGCGATAACGTCGCATCGCTGTCATCCGCTGTGGATCACATACACTAGATTCTATCCTTAGGAGATGAATAATGAGGAATAACCTAGAGAAAGTCACAGAATGGGTTCTCGTCCACGAAGGTGGATATGTGAATCACCCAGAGGATCCAGGCGGCGCTACGAACATGGGCGTCACTCAGCGAGTCTATGACGGCTGGCGACGTCGAAAAGGTATGCCGATTCAATCGGTAAAGAAAATCACAAAAGACGAAGTAGTTGCCATTTACAAAGATCAGTATTGGGACAAAGTCTGGGGAGACCACCTTCCAAGCGGTCTCGATTACAGCGTCTATGATTTTGCAATCAACTCTGGGCCTTCTAGAGCAATCAAGTTCCTTCAAAGGATTCTAGGAGTAACCCAAGACGGGATCATGGGTAACGTGACTTTTTCCGCGATTATGGAAAGAGGCGATATTGAGAATATCATCTCAGCATTGAATTATGATCGCTGGCAATGGCTGAAAAGACTTCGCCATTGGAAGACATTCGGAAAAGGTTGGACTAGGCGTGTCATGGGCAGCAAAGAAGGATTTCAAACAGAAGACTATGGTGTGATTGACAGATCTATCATGCTGTGGCGTCAGAAGGGTGATATTCCTCCTCCTAAACCCCTTCATGATGGTGCTAATGTGAAGACTGTTGATGAGAAACTCTCTATTGTTGAAGAGACAAAAGAGGGTCTCAATTTGGACAACGCGGCTAAATTCGGAGCTGGATCGATCCCCGCTTGGATGACTGCTTTCTCTACTGTTCCTGAAGGCCCAATGCAATGGGCAGTCTCAGCAGGAATGGTGATGGTGTTCGGTATCGTTGCTCTTTGGCTGTTCAAGAAGCTTCGATGAATTTTCAAGGTATGGTCAAGTATGGTCAGGGACAAAGTCCTAAGATGTTGTTTTGTAATCTAAAAACTTCAGTGACCATACCTGACACACCTGCCACGGCACAAACCCAAGCCCCAGCATTTTGCAGTTTTACCATGGTCCCTTTTTTAGTATGGTAAGATATACAAGTATGGTCAGAGAAAAGATAATAAAGCATTGCCAATGGGTTAGCATTGCCATACTTTAACCTCACCTTACTTATTTGAGATGGTAAAGTATGGCACGCAAAAATCCTGACATAACTGTCGCAGAAATTCGCTCCTTGATCGACTTCACTGAGAATCCAGTTTGGAAAGTTTCTTTTCCTCCTCATGTGAAAGCTGGTGATCTTGTTGGAACCGTTGATATCTACGGTCTTAGAAGGCAAGCATCGATAAGAGGTGTTAGAAAACAAGTCTCGCATATAGTTTGGTTCGCTTATAATGGATATTGGCCGGATAAGCATTTGGTGATTGATCACATTGATGGAGATCCTTCCAATAACAGGATCGATAACTTGAGATTAGTCACCCACAAAGTGAACAACGAAAGAAGAAAAAGAGTGCCCTGTGTCTTGGAGATTTCTGATGGCAGGAAGTTCCCTCTTGGGCTACACTTAGAAGAACATCATCATATCGTCAAAGAAACTGCAATCAGAATGATCGCTCTGCTAGAAAAGGAGAAACAATGTTAGATATACTCAATAACTACGAACATCAAGTAAAACCGTTTCAGCATCAGAGGAAGCACCTAGAGAATAATCTCACTCGCAAGTCTTGGGGGCTGTTGTGGGAACAAGGGACGGCAAAGACGAAGCCGATTATTGACACAGCCGCTATTCTTTATCAGGCCGGCGAGATTGACGGTATGATTGTCGTTGCTCCTCCGGGAGTTGAACGAAACTGGAATACTGACGAAATCCCAAAGCACATTCCACCAGACATCGCTCTTGATACTATCGTTCAAGTATTCAGGACAGCCAAGAAGGGAACTCAGGCGCACAAGCGAGCCATGCAAAGCCTGTTCCCTCACGACGGCCTGTCTATTTTGCTGATTAGCTACAATGCCTTCATGACTAAAGAAGGTAAAGAACTCTGCTGGAAATTTCTCAAAAGCAGAAAAACTCTGATGGTTCTTGATGAAGCCCACAACATCAAGACGCCCAATGCGAAGAGAACGAAAAGTCTCATAGCTGCTGGTCGTTATGCGAAATATAAAAGAATCTTGACCGGAACTCCAATCTCTGTCGGTCCATTTGATCTTTACAGCCAGATCAGATTTCTTGACGAGTTCTTCTGGAAGAACAAAGGCATTCATGGATCAGTTGAATTTCGCAACTTCTTTGGGCGATGGTTCACTCGTGCTGATTGTCAGAGACTACACGGCTATGATCCAGGCTATGACAAACTGATTGAATATCAAAATCTTGATAAGCTTTCAGAATGGTTGAGTGAGATCTCAGATCGCGTTGTGAAAGATGAGGTTCTTGATCTGCCTCCGAAGCTATACCAGAAACGATACTTCGAAGCTTCGCGTGAAATGAGGTCTGCATACGAAACTATAAAAGAAGAGATGATGATTGAAATCGGTGATTCTATGATCACCGCTGAACTGCCTATCGTGATGCTTCTGCGATTGCAGCAAATCTCTTGCAACTATGTTCCGACAGGTGAAGACGAGCCTGTTCACATGTTCTCAGAGAAAAACCCAAGGCTGGCCGTCTTAGATCAAATCGACTCCGAGACGCATGGTCAGGGCATCATTTGGGCAAGGTTCAGACACGACATTGATCAGATAATGAAAATGCTGGGCGACAAAGCTTGTCGCTATGATGGTGCTGTCGATGATGATACAGCAGAGAGAAATAAACTGGCATTTCAAAGAGGTGAGTATAAATGGTTCGTCGGGAACGCCCAAAAGGGAGGGTCGGGTCTCACTCTGACTCAAGCTAAGACTGTCGTATATTACAGCAACAGTTTCAAACTTATTGATCGTCTTCAATCTGAGGACAGGGCTCATCGCGGAGGAATGGATGAGCATCCAGTGAATTACATCGATATTATGAGTGATCTTGATATTGATAATCATATCGTTACTAATTTGAGGAATAAGAAACAGGTATCAGTAGAGATACTAGGTGATGATATGAAGGAATGGATATGACTGTCTATGTAGTCCAACAGCAGATGAAGTTCGATCAGACGAAAGGTCAGCTTGTTCCTAGATTCACATCGATCAATAAAGCTGAAAAATGGGGAGAGATAGTCTATCTTCTTTCGCCTAGTGCTCACCCGTTCAACCCTGATCTTGTCTTGGGTGATCTCCATGAAAAGCTTTCTGGATTCAATGATGATGATTATCTTCTTTTGATAGGAAATCCAGGACTTATCGGCATGTCAACCGCTCTAGCTGCATACTACAATGAAGGAAGAGTGAAATTCCTTCAGTGGAGCGGAAGACACGGGGAATATACAGAAATTAAGGCGAAGATATATTAGACAAATACCGCTTGTCTTTTGGCTGCTAGCTGGTAACGTGGTCAGGCCACCTAGGACCACACGCAAGGCTTCGGCCGCAGTCTGGATAGCGTGTCTAAATAAGCCCGACCAAATAAAACCGCCTGGAGGTTTTTATGACAGACGACTACGCGGCGTTCCGCAGTGAACCCGGCGATAATTTCAAATCCGTGCTTCGTTCTCTTGCTGATGAATATCTCGCCGCTGAAGCAGAGGTAGCCCAGAAAGAGAAAGAGCTGGAAGTCGCAAAAGCTAGGAAGAAAGACATCGCAGAGGTTCGAATTCCTCAAGCCACCGAAGGAATGGATGGCAAATTCGATCTTGGTGATGGTAGAGAACTTCAAATCAAAGAAGAAATTCGTAGCAGTATCGCTGGAGAAAAACGCAATCCTGCGATACAATGGCTAGACGAAAATGGATATGGTCACATCGTAAAACGACAAGTGATTGTTGAGTTTGCGAAAGGTGACACAAAGCGGTGTGAAGCATTTCTCAAAGCAGTGAAAGAACTAGAATCAGATCTAGGAACGCTGGTCGTAAAGACGAACTTCACAGTGCATCACGCTACCCTCAACTCTTGGGTGAAAGAACAACTATCCGAGGGAATTTCTTTGCCTGTTGACGTATTCGGCATCTTTAGGCAAAGAATTGCGAAAGTCAAAGAATTGTAATCCTGCCCAACTAGGATAGTGTTGGGGATGACCGCTGGTCGATCAACTATCAGCTAGGAGCCTATACAATGGCAAAGAATGAAGTAGCAAACACTGAGAATACACAAGTCTCTGAAGCTTTCGACTACGGAGAATATTCTCACTACGGTTTTGAAGATACGAAACTTGACGATCTCTCAATTCCGTTTCTCAATGTTCTGCAATCTAACTCGCCAGAGGTAGAGGATGAGACTATTGAGGGATGCAAACCGGGTGATCTCGTCAACTCTGTGACAAAGGAGATTTTGAAGCAGCCGGTTCCGGTCATTCCTGTTTATAAAGAAGCAGCTATCGTAGAATGGAAGCCTCGGACCAAAGGTGGCGGTCTTGTCGCTCGTCATGAAGTAGATAGCGAGATCTTCTTGGAAGCAATCAAGAAGAACGGTGGTTCCCGTATTCCGCCCAAAGATGCTGATGGGAAACGCATTCCGTTCAAATCTCCCGAAGGCAATGACTTGGTCGAGACCTACTATGTCTATTGTCTGACCATGAACGAAGAAGGCAACAGCATCGAAGGATACTGTGTTCTGTCGTTCAGCTCTACCAAGATCAAGGTTTACAAGGATTGGATGACTGCGCTCTACACGCAGAAAGGTCGTCCTCCGATCTTTGCTAACCGCTGCAAGATCTCGACTGTTAAGCAGAAGAACGAATCTGGAACTTTCTACAACTATAGCATCGCTCCTTTTGCTTCGACTTGGCGAGAGTCCTTGATCAATCCGGGAACGCCGGAAGGTCAGGCACTTCTGAAAGAAGCCAAAGAGTTCGCTGAGATGATTGAAAGTGGTTTGGCTCGCGCTGATTTCGATAGCGCAAGTCAGTCTGACGACAATGCCAGCAGCAACAGCAAGGAATCGGGCGAAGAGATACCGTTCTGATCCAGGCGGAACGGTAGGGTGGCGACATGGTTTGACTCATTATCTTAACCTTGTCGCCGCCCACAAAATCTGGAGTCCACATGAAATTTAGTCCTCAGCAAGAAGCTGCACTAAAAGCGGCGAATGACTGGTATCGTAATGGCGATAAGCAGGTATTTCACCTCTTTGGGTATGCAGGAACGGGCAAAACTACTCTCGCAAAATATCTAGCAGAAAACATCGGTGAAGATGTCTTGTTCGCCGCTTACACTGGCAAAGCGGCGCACGTTCTGCAGACCAAAGGATGCACCAACGCTTCTACGATCCACTCTCTGATTTATAGAAGTCGTGATAAAAGCAAGAAACGTCTTGAAGAACTAAAGATCGAACTGGCTGAACTTCTTGTTTCATTAGAAGACATGAAGCAAGAATACATCGAAAATCACCCAAAAGTTAGATCGCTTGAAAGAGAGATAGCCGAAGAAGCGAGAAACGCCAATCAGCCAATGTTCGTTTTGAATACAGAAAGCGAAGTTCGTAACGCTCCTCTTGTAATCATAGACGAATGTTCAATGGTCGACTCCTCCATGGGGCAAGACCTTCTCAGCTTTGGAACTCCCATTCTCGTCTTGGGTGATCCTGCTCAACTTCCCCCTGTTGGTGCTGCCGGGTATTTCACCGAAAATGTCACCCCAGACATAATGCTTGACGAGATCCACAGACAAGCCAAAGAGAGCCCAATTCTTAGAATGGCTACAGAAGTCAGGCTAGGGAATGAATTACAGTTCGGTGATTGGGGTGAAGGTTGCTCAGTCCACCCCTATGGGACAAAGCTTTCTCAAGAAGAAGTTCTATCATACGACCAGCTTCTCGTGGGTAAGAATAAGACACGATCAGCTATGAATAAGCGAGTTCGTCAATTTCTCAACTTTGATGACGAATATCCCGTGGTCGGGGATCGTTTAGTTTGCCTAAGAAATAACGCTGAGTTAGGCTTGCTAAATGGTGCTATTTTCAACGTCACTGGCGTTGATGGTGTCATGGACGGAAAAGTCCACATGAATATCCGTTCTCAAGATAATCCTCTTTCCGGGGATATCGAGGTTGCTGCTCTTGAACAGCATTTTCTCGGTAGAGGGAAAGAGCTTGATACCCAATACTGGCTTAGGTCAGAAGGTCAAGAATTTGATTATGGATATGCTCTGACAGTCCACAAATCACAAGGTTCTCAATGGGACAGCGTCTGTGTATTTGATGAAAGTTGGGGTCCAAAGAAAGAAAGAAGGCGCTGGCTTTATACGGCTATCACGAGAGCAGCCGAAAGGATAACCGTCGTAGATATGCACAGCTAGGAAAAATCTGATGAATCAGGAGACAAGACGAATGTATGGTCCAAAGAACCCAGACTGCGATCTAGTTCACGCAGAAAAATATCGCGGCGAAAACGAAGATTTTCGAGAAGCGGCGAATCGATGGTCTGGATTTCTGCAAGATAATCACGAACACTACATGGCTTTTCGTGATATCAGCCTGTATCAGCGTTTCATGCCTCCTGGACGAGTTCAAGCTGGTGCTGGATCTCTGAAAAACGTCACTCTCTATAATTGTTTCGTCATGGCAACTATCCACGATAGTTTCACAGACGGACCAACAAGAGAAGAACTCAAAGCTCTCCCTCCTGGGTCACACGCTCCTCTTAGCATCATGGACACAGCTAAGAACGCTGCAATCACCATGCGTCAGGGCGGCGGTGTGGGCTACGACATCAGCCCGTTGCGGCCCTCTGGAGACATCATCAGGGGCGTTCAGAGCACCACAGATGGTCCTCTTGCCTTTGCCCCTATATATGATGCTGTATGCCGCGCGACGTCCTCTGCGGGCAACAGACGCGGCGCACAGATGCTAGTCATGCGCATTGATCATCCCGATATTGAAGCCTTCATTCGGGCTAAACAGATCAATGACGATTCTATCCCATGGGAATATCGTCCTCTTCGCGGCTTCAACATGTCGATCGCTGTTACCGACAAGTTCATAGAGTGTCTCGCTTCTGGAAAACCGTTCCCTCTTCAATTCGGCGGTAAGGTCTATCGCGAAGTCGATCCCCATGCTCTATGGGACATGATTATGCGAGGGACTTACGATTGGGCAGAGCCGGGTGTCCTATTCATTGATCGTATCAATGAGATGAATAATCTCTATTACTGTGAAACGATCGCTGCAACTAATCCATGTGGTGAACAGCCTCTCCCTCCCTATGGCGCTTGTCTCTTGGGCAGCTTCAATTGGGTGAAATATCTCAAGAAAGACGCTGATGGGAAATATTGGTTTGACTATGATCAAATCGAGGCTGATATCCCGCACGTTGTTCGAGCGATGGACAATGTTGTTGATCGTAGCCGTTATCCACTTCCTCAGCAGAAGTTGGAAGCCCAAAGGAAGAGGCGGATGGGTCTCGGTCACACCGGAGTAGCTAACGCTCTGGAGGCCATGGGTTTCCCTTACGGTTCTGTCAAGTTTCTGCAGAAGCAAGAAGAGATCATGTCGTTCATCACGAACAAATGTTATCAGGCTTCTGCAAATCTCGCACGAGAAAAGGGCAGCTTCCCGCTTTACGATGAAGATCGATATATGGCTTCTCGATTTATCGAAGGTCTTTGGGATGAGACCAAAGATATGATCAAGAAGTATGGTATTCGCAATAGTCATCTCACTTCCATTGCTCCGACAGGCACTATCTCCTTCACTGCTGATAACGTATCCTCTGGCATTGAGCCAGTCCTAGATTATAAGCAGGCGAGGACGATTATCGTTCCTGGTGGGACTCGGAAGGTGGTCGTTCCCGACTATGGTGTAGAATATCTCGGTGTTCGTGGAAGGACTGTCGTTAGCGGAGAAATCACTGCTGCGGAACATATCGGTGTGCTCACTACTGCCCAGATGCACATCGACTCGGCTTGCTCAAAGACCGTGAATGTTCCAGCGAACTTCTCTTTCAATGACTTCAAAGATCTGTATTTGATGGCGTATGAAGGTGGGGCGAAAGGCTGCACTACCTATCGTCCGGCAGACAAATACGATGAGCCTATCAAGTCCGCCAGTAAGGAAGAGAGTTTGGTAGAAGCCTGTGGGTGGGATCCCGAGACCGGTCAACGAACCGGCGCTTGTGCCGACGAATAAAAATTTCCAGTGGTGGAAAAATAATGCTTGCGGTCTGAACTTTGAATAGCTAATATTCGAGTATTGGCCGCAAGCAGCGACCACAAATATCGGAGAAATGGAGTCACTTATGACCGAAGCAATTCAATTCCTGGACAAGAGCTACACCAAAGCTGATCTCGAAGGCATGCCCGATGAAGATCTGCTGGAACTGCGCAACCTGATCGCTTCCAATCTTGGAGTAGCCGCTGTTAAACAGTTCAAAGACCACGAGACTGCTGTTGAGCAAACGATGAAAGCTCTCCAGAAGTATCAAGAGTCTGCGGACGAAGACGAAGAAAAGCCCAAGGCTAAGAAAGGTAAGGTTAAGAAAGAACCGAAAGAGCGCAAACTCGCGAAGCCGTGCGAAGCTCGCCACGTCAAGCGTCCGACTCGCAAGATGTTCAGCGTTATGAAAATCATCAAGCCGTTTGATGGGGAAGAGGACCGTTCTCATCGCTCCGGTAATTATCGCGACGGCATGATGGTTATCGAAGCGATTGAAGGCGAGGGAACCTGCGATTGGGATATCTTCAATTGGGAGAAGCAAGGCTACGTCGAAGTCGTGCAACCCACTGACGAAGAGTATGCCCAACGTCGTGCTGAATGGTTCAAGAAGCACGGTCGCGAAGATCCGGAAACGGCGAAACTTCGGAAAGCTGAAGAGCGCGCCAAGGCCAAGGCCGAACGTGAAGCCGCTCGTGAGGCTAAAAAGAAAGAGAAAGAGGCTGCTAAGGCCGCGAAAGAGGCTGCCGAGGCTTCCTGATCATGCTTAATCGCGTGAATGCGTTCTTCGATTACCTGAACGAACGTGAGAACGTCCGCCTTCGAAAGGAGGCGGGCGATTCTTTTCCGTGGACTGAAGATCCTATTCTCCAGACCTATAAATTCACCAATGTTCGTCGAGAACACGATCGAACAAGCATGAAGCTGAGGGAACTATTCTACACGCCAAAATATCATGATGACCGTCGTTCCATACTCATGAATTGTGCGACTTTCAGGTATTTCGGAACCTGGGAATTCGCAAATGCTATTGGGTGGCATGACTATGATAACTTCTGTTTCAATTACATAGAAGAAGTAGCTGCTGAAAGGCTAGAAAATCGTGAAAGAGTATTCACGGGCGCGTATGTCATCACAAATCAAGGTATCTCTGCTCCGAAACAAGAAGTGGTGGTCCATCACTTTCTCAAGGCTTTGTGGCAAGCGACGCCGGAGATCGTAAAGCTGGCACAGACAACTCAGTCATGGGAACAGGTCGCCAAGCGGATGATGAAAATCCAAGGCTTTGGCGGCACGGGATTCATGACCAAAGAGATCCTTTTGGATACGACCTACACTGGTTTCTGGTCATACAAGTATTACGACAATAAATCCTTGCCAAAGGACTGGAACGAGTGGACCCCTATCGGTCCAGGAGCATTGCGAGGAGCAGCCCGTATTCTCGGAGACGACGAAGCCAAGCCTGTGAAGAATCAGAAAGCTTTCGATCTAATCATGGAGATGACAAAGATGCAAGAAGCTTTCTTTGAACACGATTTCACTTTGTCACCCACAGACATTCAATTCGGTCTTTGTGAGTTCGACAAATATGAACGTGTTCGTCTTGGGCAAGGAAAACCGAGGAGCAAGTATCGTGTTCGAATTTAATTCATGGGTTTTCTGGATAACGATCTACTGGCTTGCGGTTTTCGCGTTCTTTCTAGAATGGTATAATCGTCAAGTTAGAGCCGGTTTGAAGCCCAAGATGCACTGGCTAGTCGCTCTTCTCTCTTTTCTAATGATCGGTCCGCTCCTTCCGATAATTATCGTTTACTCGATAATAAAAGGAGCACACAAGACAAAACGATAATTGTCTTTTGTATGTCCTGCCGCTATGGTGGGGCATACTGCTTACCCTGGAGCTCATCATGAAAATAGCTGTTGCGCTGCATTCGTGCATGGATCTTGGTGGTATCATCAATCATACTGAACAGTTGATTGGCGGCTTCCTTGATCTTGGTCACGAGGCTCATCTCTATGAACTTGTCTATGCCGATAATGCCCAAGCTCAGGAGCGATCTGGCAATTTCGAACGAGGACCAAGCGGAATTCCGTTCGCTCAGGGAAAGGGCTGGAACTTTCCCAAACATGCGCGTCTCTCCTATAAGACTTCTGCTGGTTTGGCGAATGCCAAGCATATCTTGAATCATTACGATATTGTCATCTGGACGGTTCCGGTTCCACCGAAAAACAGACAGCATCTCGGAAATGACAAATGGCCCGAGCTTTATGATCTTGAGCCCAGAGTCAAGCAGGTTGCTTTCATTCACGATGGCAATGCTAAGAGCAATGCTCTGCATCTCTATCATGTTGCTGAACATCTCTCTGGGCTTGCATGTGTTCATGAATGTGCGCTCAATTCTGCTGTAATCTTTCCCATTCCGCGAGCATTGGTTGTGAACCCTCAGTTCAATCCTATTCGCGAATTTACTTCATGGGAAGATAAGTATTCTGGCTTTGTGAACATGCAGACTTTCAAGGCTTGGAAGCATGTTCACGAGCTTGTTCGGTCAATCGCCTACATGCCACCAAGGATGCCGGGTGAACTTCGCGAGATCGCTGGTAAGGGTATTGAATATCAATACATGACGAGTGAGGAAAAGTGCAAGCCTGCCTATTTCCACGATGATCCAGAAAAGCCATTTCATACTCGCAGGATCTGGGAAGTTGCCTTAGAGAACGGAATGACTCATCACGACTACTGGCCGACCCAAGACGTGGACGAATGGCTGCAAATGGCTCGCGTTCTTGTTGACCCAAGCTGGTCCAAGAAATACAGTAAGATCGGTGGTCACTGGAATCGAGTGGCGGTTGATGCAATGATCCGAGGCGCTATCCCTGTTGCACACAAGCGAGGCATGGGGACTACCCTGTTCAAGCCGGACGAGCACTACGTTCCTCTCGATGATGCCCTTGATGCACAGGACTACGCTGACATCATTCTCGAGACGAGCCATATGTCTGCAATGCAGGCTCGTAATTTCCAGGACGCAGCCCGTGATATTTTGATCCAGTTCGACCGGAAAGCAGTTGCGAACAGGGTTATCAATCTCGCTAATGGCGACGTCCAAACAGAGACTGGTGCTGTTGATCCCAATCTCTATGAAAAGTTCGACGATCTAATGTTCAATCACTATGGAATTCTGGTATGAAAGTCATATCTGCGCGCAATGTGAACGAAGCTCTCCTTCTTGGGCTTAATGCTCTGCAAGAAGAAGGTGTGGACCGTGACTCACGAAATGGTATGGTTCGGGTATTCCCAGAACCTGTGACAACTGTTTATCAAGAACCCGAAGAAAGGGTGGTGTTCTTCCCAGAAAGGGATGCTAATCCATACTTCCATTTCATGGAAAGTTTGTGGATGCTATCTGGCAGACGAGATGTAGAGTGGATCAGCCAGTTTTCCACGAACATAATGAACTACAGCGATGACGGCGTCACGTTTCATGGGGCCTACGGTTATCGTTGGAGAAACTGGTTTTCTCCAGCCATAGGAGATTATCAATATAAGGATGTCGTCGTTGATCAGCTCACTACGATTGCTTCACTTCTCAAAATGAACCCTGACGACAGACGAGTCGTGTTGCAAATGTGGGATACTTCTGCAGATCTCGGAATGGAAGGAAAAGACTTCCCCTGCAACTTGATCGCGACATTTCGCATCAGTCCATACAACTTTCTGGACATGACGGTATTCAACAGATCAAACGATATGATCTGGGGTGCCTATGGTGCGAATGCAGTTCACTTTTCCATGCTCCAAGAGGTGATGGCGGCTTGGGTCGGAGTTCCAATCGGGAGATATTGGCAGGTAAGCACGAATTTCCATGCCTATCACAACATACTGAAGAAGCATTCCGATCTACTCAAAATCAGTCCTGGGTTCGATGACTATTCTCTTGGAAACGTAAGACCTTTTAAAGTTGTGAACTCACCTATTGACGAATGGTTCCAAGATCTAGAAATGTTCATGGAAGTTGGTCCAGTAATGGGCTTCAAAGATGTGTTCTTCAAGAAAGTTGCTTCACCAATGTTTCAATCTTGGATGGCATGGAAAGATCGCGAGAACCCTAATCATGCAGAAAATGCGCTGAAGTTGGCAGAGAAGATCGCTGCTGAAGACTGGAGGAAAGCTTGTGTGGAATGGCTGATCAGGAGAAGCAAATGAAGACTTATGAACATGCTGTGAGTTCGATTGAGAAAATCAAATTCATGAGGGAGGCAGGTGCAGTTCGTCGCTGTCACACTATTCCTATCGTTGGTGAATACAACTTGGCTATTCACAAGTTCAACATGCTTTCAATGCTGAGAGTCCTTTGGCCAGAAGCGAGCCTGTTTCTCGTTTGGGCTATCATTGAGCATGATATTCCAGAAAGGCTGACTGGTGATATTCCCGCTCCTGCCAAATGGCTGAATTTAATTGACAGTGAGAGTTTATCAGATCTTGAGAGTGACATTTTGATTGATACCATCAATTATGATCACGGTTCTGCTCTCAACGAAATTGAGAAAAAGTGGCTTCACGGTCTCGATATCTTAGAGCTTGCGCTATTCTGCCGAGATCAAATCCATATTGGAAATCGTAATCTTGAAGTCATGCTTGATCGTATTCATAAGTATATCAAGAAAAACGGTGAGAAGTTTCACCCTAAGATCTTGGATACTTATTGGGAAAGCTCCAATCATGACTGGTCCTTTATGCCGGATCTGGGAGATGTATCATGAGCCATGATCGTGATGTAAAACGGTGTAATCGGTGTGGAAAAGAGCTTTGGGATGGAGCTACCTGCGATTGTCGCGCCTATGTAGCCCAAGAAGGAGGAGACCACTATCAGGCCGAATATCAACATTGGGACTGGGTCATTGATTGTCAGCTACACTATCTCGTTGGAAATTGCACGAAATATGTTTCTCGTTGGCGTAAGAAACATGGAATTGAAGATTTGAACAAGGCCATGAGCTATCTAGACAAAATGATAGCAGTTAGAATGAGGAGACCTGAATACATTTTCAATCATGGAAAAGGATACACAATACGTTCTTGCACTGATCGCATTGTTGAAACTCTCGGTTTGTTCGGAGACGAGCGTGGTATTTTTGAAATCTTGATTGGTCAATGTCCTTTGTCAATGATTGAGCTAGCAAAGGAGAGGTTGGCTAACCTTATTAGGACCGCTAAAATGGCGCAGGAGGCGGGGTTTGACCTTAATGCCCCTAACCCCTACTGCCCACCGCCAAGGCCCGCTGCTGGACCAAAACAGGACGTCCCTGGACGTGCTGGTGGTATGGTAGGGCAGGGCGCGGCATCCAGCGCGTCCAGAGAGGTCGGCGGTATCAACCATCCCGCCCCGTTTGGCTACGAAGGAGACGAATAATGAGCCTTGATCTCGGTCACGCATCCCTTGAGGACATGGCTGCTTGGGCAGAAGACCTGATGGCAGGCCGTGATCCGGACTTCATTATCGGCGACCACTACTTGCTCCGGTGGTGGGTCATCCCGAGAAACCAACTCTACAACCTGTATCTCCACGACATTCGCAAGAGCGACGACGACCGTGCCATGCACGACCATCCGTGGGAGAACACGTCGCTCCTTCTGTCCGGCGGCTATATTGAACATACGCCGGAAGGTGTGTTTGAGCGGAAGGCTGGTGATATCGTTCACCGCAAGCCTACCGACCTGCATCGTCTGGAGGTGATCCCCGGTCAGCGTGCGATCTCGCTGTTCGCTACCGGGCCGAAGGTTCGGGACTGGGGCTTCCAGTGTCCGAAGGGCTGGGTGTCGTGGCAGGATTTCACCTCGCCGACCGACAGCAGCAAGACGGGTCGTGGTTGTGGAGAATACGCCTGATGGCAGCACGAAAGAAATCAGACCCGAATAACGGTGGCGCTCTCCAGCTTGGGTTCTTTATGCCTGAGGCGGAGTGGCGTCCACCGTCACTTTCTGACCTTCCATCGTGGAAGGACGCTAAAAGGATTGCGATTGATGCCGAAACCAGAGACCCGAGTATTGGTGCGAAGTTGGGACCTGGATCTCTTCGCGACGGATATACTGTCGGATGGTCATTTGCCATTGAAGGAGGTCCTAGACACTATCTCCCGATCCGCCATGAAGGAGGCGATAACCTCGACTGCGAAATGGTTCTCCGATACCTTAGAGAACAAATTAAAGGATTTGATCGAGAGTTCGTGGGAGCCAACCTCGCCTACGATATTGATTATGGATACAACGATGGATTTGAATGGAACCAAGATGCGAAGTTCCGCGACATTCAAATTGCTGACCCCCTCATCTACGAACTTCATCGAAGCTACTCCCTTGATGCAATTGGAAAACGATATGGTATCGAGGCTAAAGACGAATCCACACTTTTGGAAGCTGCGAGAGCTTTCGGTCTTGATCCAAAGAAGGGTCTCTGGAGACTACCGGGGCGGTATGTCGGAAAATATGGGGAGCAGGATGTAGCATCTCCCCTAGAGATCTTAAAAAGACAAGAAGAGATAATTGAAAGAGATGGGCTACAACAAATCTGGGAACTAGAAAGCAGAGTTATACCAGTTCTAGTTAGAATGAGACGGCGTGGCGTCAGGATTGATTTTGATAAACTAGAACGGATTGAAAAGTGGGCTGAGTCTGAGGAACGTAAGGCTCTTGACTTGATCAAACGAGAGACCGGCGTCCAAATTGGATTTGGGGAAGTGTGGAAGCCCGGTGCTCTTGCTCCTGCTTTAGAAGCTATCGGTATGAGGCTGCCTAAGACTGCAACTGGTGCCCCATCAATCGATAGAGATTTGCTAGGAGGTAGTGATCATGTCGTCCCGCAAGCAATCCTCAGAGCCAGAAAAGTCAACAAACTACGAACGACATTTGCGGCTTCTATCAGAAAGTATGCTGTTGGAGAAAGACTTCATTGCTCATTTAGGCAAATGGCGATGTCTGACTCCTCCGGTGACACTGTTGGTGTCCGATTCGGAAGACTGTCCGCTGCTGATCCGAACCTTCAGCAGCAGCCTAGTCCTGATAGAGACCCTGAAATTGCTGGCGAGTGGCGCAAGATCTTTATCCCTGAGGAAGACGCTCTGTGGGGCTGTAATGACTATTCGCAGCAAGAACCAAGATGGACAACTCATTTTGCTGCGGTTTTGGATTTGCCCAGAGCAAGAGAAGCAGCTCTGAGATATCAGAACGATCCCAGCACAGATAACCACGACATGATGACCCGGCTGGTCTATGGTGATAAGCAGGTAGATGAGTGGTTCAAGAATGATCCGAAAGGAGCCTACAAGGTTCACCGTGGTTACTCCAAGAACATCTTTCTTGGGTTGTGTTATGGTGAAGGTGGAGCCAAGCTATGCCGCGACATCGGTAAGCCTACTCGTTGGGCTGTGACCTATGGATGGGGTAAAGATCGCAGGATGGAGTTCTTCGAAACCCAAAGAGAGGCCATGTCTTATCGCATGGAAATCCAGAAAGGCTTCGTGCGAGAAATGGCTGGTGAAGAAGGACAAGAGATCTTAGACAATTTTGATAGCGAAGTTCCATATGTCCGAGAACTTGCGAAAGCAGCTACTGAAAGAGCTAAAGCTATCGGTTTCGTAAAAACTATTCTCGGTAGAAGGCTCAACTTTGAACGTCGTGAAGATGGATCTTACGATTTCACACACAAAGCTCTCAATCGTGTAATCCAAGGCTCATCTGCTGACCAGACAAAGCTTGCTATCTGTGAACTTGATCGTGCTGGGCATTTCATCCAGTTGCAGGTTCATGACGATACTAACGGAAGCTATTCTACTGTTGCCGAAGCGAAAGAAGCTGGCAACATCATGAGAGACTGTATCATCGACGCGTATCCAGGCAAGCTCTGGGTGCCCTTCAGAGTCGATACAGAAGTTGGACCTAGCTGGGGTGAAATCAAAAGTGTGGAATAAATGTTCAGTAAATGGATGTGATAGACCTATCGTCAACAAGAAAAGACAAATGTGTCTATCCCACTACAATAAATTCATGAGGCATGGAGATCCACTTCATGAGACTAAGAAATATGCAACGAAAGAAGAGATTCATAGATTCATTAATGAAGCCATTCATAGTGATACTGATGATTGTGTAGAATGGCCTTTCGGCCTTTGTGCTGGATATGCCTGGACAGGATCAGAATATGTTCATAGGATTGTAGCGACTGGAAAGAAATCAACTAAGAATGCAGAAGCTTCACATCTCTGTGACAATAAGAAATGTATAAATCCGAGACATGTGATGTGGTCAACTAAGAGTGATAATATCATGGACAGAGTTCTAAACGATACAATGGAACAAAGAAAGGAGAGACGAAATGTCTGAACAATACGGAGTCCTTGTTGATGGTGAGTTCGAAGAACGTTCACTGTATCAAGTGACATCAAAAGGTTTCACACAGCCTATCTGGTGTAGAAACAACACCTATGATGAATATGTCTCAAAAGAGATCAATCGCAGCTATGGCAAGCTGGACGTGGAAGGAAGGGTCGTGCTAGACATCGGCGCGAACATCGGCTGCTTCACCCGCTGGGCTGTGGACAAAGGTGCGATGCACGTCATTTCGCTGGAGCCGGAAGTAAACAACTTCAACATGCTTTCGCTGAACATGAAAGATGAAGAGAATACTACACTTCACAACAAGGCGTTGACTTCGAGCCAGGACGGTGACGGTGTGCTGTATCTCAGCAAAACAGGCAAGAATCCCGGTAATTCCAGCACGACGCCGCGACGTGGCCGGGTGGAAGTGTCGATCAGCTTCATGTCGGTCGCCACTCTGAAGAACAAGCATCCGGTGATCGACGTCGCTAAGATCGATTGCGAGGGTGCGGAGTTCGAGTTCATGGAGACGCTGATCGCTGCGTATCCTGATCTGCGTCAAGTCGCGCTGGAAATCCACATCAACGGGTTCGGCTTGAAGAAAGCCCAAGACCTGCACGACATGATGCTGAACAATGGATTCGAAGCAGAAGTTCCGCCCCGGCTCCACAACGAGAGCTTGTGGCAGACACTGGCAACCTACATCAAGATCGGAGGGTGAGATGGCTGCTCTGAATGGAAAGAATGGTAAGATATTCGAGTGTGACGACTGCGGAGATCAAACCGGAGACGAGACGCAAGACTTCTACCAAGCGTGGGAAGATGCGGAAGCAGAAGGCTGGCGTTTCTATGGATACAACATTCACAGATGCGAGAGATGCGCAAATGATCTTAAGCGGTAAGACCATCCAGAGACTTGACATCATGAACCCGTTCTACGGGCGGACCCGGCACAAGGGCATGACTTTCGGTTGCGGACCAGCGGGATACGATGTGCGAGTTGAATTCGACGAGAGGGGTGAGATCCCACAGATTTCTCTTGAACCTGGAGAATTCAGACTGGCGTCTACAATCGAACAATTCAATATGCCGAACAATGTTCTCGGAATTGTCCACGACAAGTCCACTTGGGCTAGGTTCGGTCTTGCAGTTCAGAACACCGTCATTGAGCCAGGATGGAAAGGTTTTCTCACTCTTGAGCTAACAAATCATAGTGATAGAGAAATCATCATTCAACGAGAAATGCCTATCGCCCAAATCATATTCCACTTTGTTGACGAAGCAACAGATGGCTATGAGGGAAAGTATCAAGAGCAGAAAAGAGGACCAATCATGCCAATTCTTGAGGGTTGTCCCTAACCTTCAGACAGGCTAAACTAAAAGCCAACTATCCTGGAGAGTTCTCTTGTCAGAAAACAGCATGAAGGGGACGCTTATAAAACGAGCGTCTTCACTAGACGCAGTTTCCATTGAGTCTCCAATGACTGGTCTAGGCATACCTGATGTCAACTATACGCATGGATGGATAGAATGTAAAGCCCTGAAAGCTTGGCCCAAGGGAGCAGAAGCAAATCCTGTGAGATTTCCTCATGCTTGGACCAAAGAACAGCAGGTGTGGGGGTATAGAAGAGAGAAACGCGGAGGCATTTCGCTAGTATGTTGCAAAGTCAGCAGCACATGGTTCTTTTTCTCCGCTACTACGCTGAAAGTGAATAATTTATGGGACAATATGACTCGACCGGAAATGTATCAATGGTCTCTAAAAGTTTTCGAAAAATCACTACCTCAGAAGGAATTGTGCGAATTCCTGAAATCACCGTATCAGATCTAACTCTTGGTGAGAAGCTGCTAATCTGGAGAAAGCGTAAAGGTTTCACCCAGAAAGAAGCTGCCCCTTATCTAAGCATGAGTTGGAATTTCTATAAGGAAGTTGAAAACGGTAAGAGAGAAATTCGACTAACAGAGATCCCTTTCATTGGAGAGTTGGAAGCAAACGAGATTTGTCTCATTCTTAGGAAACGCTCGGGGTGGACAATAAACGAATGTGCCGAAGATGCTGGTATCTCCAGATACTGGTATAACATGATGGAAAAAGGTAAGGTCAGTCCTAACCTACTGGTGAGGTATTGGGGAGAAGATGAAAGGAAATAGTGAACATGCAGTCAGCTTCCTCAAGAAATTCAACCCTAATGGTCCTTGGACTTTGGGTGCGATTGCTACTGACAGAAAAGCAGTAACGTTCCGCACATTTACGGAAGAGAAAGAAGCCTATGAGTTCATAGAGAAAGAGAACGGTAAAAGAAATCTCTACTTTCTAGTAAACGAAACTAATAGGGAAATCGACACAAAACCGTCTAAGACAGATATCTATCAAGCTGGGTGGCTTCATGTCGACATCGATAGCTCTGCTACCGATGAAGAAGGTCTTGAACATGATCTAGACATGCTTCTGTCTTCGCTTACCGACAAGCTGCCGAAAGGTATGCCGAAGCCGACAGCGATTGTCTTCTCAGGAAATGGCTATTGGGGTTTCTGGAAGCTGAAAAAGCCTGTTCTTATTGAAGGAACAGAGTCCAAGTGGGAAGACTTCGAACTCTACAACAAACGTCTTGAGCAGGTTTTCGGAGGCGATCACTGCTTCAACGTAGATCGGATCGCCCGTCTTCCTGGGACAATAAACATACCGAATCCTCAAAAGAGAAAGAAGGGTCGTAAGGAGGTAGAGGCAAAACTTCTTGAGTTTGATAGCTCAAGAGTTTATGATATTTCTGAGTTCAAGAAGGCCGCAGGTGTTCAGTCATCTGGGTCAATGATGGATGGCGGCGAAACATCAGAAGTAGATATCGACGTAGGTAACATTGAACGCATTCAAGATCTAAGCGAGCTTGACGAGTGGTCTGTTCCTGATCGTGTGAAAATTATCATCGCCCAAGGACACCATCCTGATCAACCCAAGGCGAAGGACAATTCTCGTTCCGCTTGGGTTTTTGATTGCTGCTGTTCTCTTGCTCGCCACGGTGTTCCAGACTCAGTGATCTACAGTATTCTAACAGATCCAGGATGGGCTATTTCTTCCAGTGTTCTTGAGCTAAAGTCTGGCGCTGACAGATATGCTCGCAGACAAATTGCGAGAGCGAAGCAATACAGCGAAGATCCAGATCTACTAATGATGAATGACAGACACGCAGTAATCGGCAACATCGGAGGTAAGACTGCGGTCATAGAAGAGGTTGACGATCAGCTCAAGCTGCATAACGGTCAGACTTTCAAGCGGACGAAATTGACCATGTCTAGCTTTGATAGTATTCGTCAACGATACATGAACAAGCGTATCAAGGTCGGCACGACTAAAGAAGGCGCAGACGTCACTGAAGAACTCGGCAAGTGGTGGCTGAAACACCCAATGAGGAGACAGTATGACCATATGAGATTTATGCCTCTGATTGAGAAAGAAGGGGTGTATAATCTATGGAGGGGATTTGCTTACGAAGCAATTCCCGGTGACTGCTCTCTCTATTTGCAGCATATCAAAGAGAACATCTGTGACGGAAACCAGTTTTATTACGAATATCTAATCAACTGGATGGCGAGAGCCGTTCAGGAACCTGCTAGTGCTGGTGAAGTAGCTGTCGTTCTGCGAGGCGGTAAAGGAACAGGTAAGGGCTGGTTCGCAAGAACATTTGGCAGATTGTTTGGAAGACACTTCCTGCATATCGCAAATGCGAAACATCTGGTTGGAAACTTCAACGCCCATCTTCAAGATTGTTGCGTTCTGTTTGCTGACGAAGCTTTCTTTGCGGGAGACAAGTCCCATGAGAGCGTTCTCAAGATGCTGATCACTGAGGATATTCTGCCAATCGAGAAGAAGGGCTATGATGTAGAAGCTCAACCTAACTTCGTTCATATGATCATGGCTTCTAATGATCCCCACGTTATCCGTGCGACCGGAGATGAACGGAGATATTTCGTGCTTAATGTCGGAGAGGGCAAACGTCAGAACGCAGAGTTCTTTGGTCGTCTTAATGACCAAATGGAAAATGGGGGCTATGAGGCTCTACTCTATTACTTACAATCAATAGACATTAGCAACTTTCAAGTTCGTAAAGTCCCGCAGACAGATGCTCTGCAAGAACAGAAATTGCTCTCCATGAATTATGATGAAGAGTGGTGGTTCAACAAATTGCAAGAGGGACGCCTGCTAGATACTGACGATGAATGGAATCGATTTGTTCCGACAGATAAGCTTACTCAAGACTTCGTGAAATACATGGAGCTATGGCGATTTAATCGTCGTGGTAATGAGACATCTCTTGGAAGGTTCTTGAGTAGAGTTTGCCCACATCTGCAGAAGGTTCGTAAAAGAGCGACTGTTGACATAGATGACGGCTTTGGGTCATCTCGTCGAGTTTCTAGAAGAGTGTCGTTCTATGACTTTGGAACTCTTGATCAATGCAGAGAGGCATGGGAAAGATCTCATGGTAAAGTTGATTGGGAAGAACCTGTCCAATTAGACATGGACGCGCAGCATGAGACCCCATTTTAAGGCCCTCAGACGCCGCTGGATGCCGTTGGTAGGGTAAGGGTGCAGCCAGCATGTCCAAGGGCCTCCTGGACGCTCTCCGGACGCCCTGGGATAACTAGAATTGGTCAGCCATGTGCCGCTGCGGTATAATTATCGTGTAAACAGCAAAAAGAGGCTACTCGAGAATGTTTAGCAACTTCTGGATCATACCTTGGTCAGTCAAAGGCAATGACCAATATCAAAGCAGCTTCGTTATGTTTGAAGAACAAGTAACCAAATCATACGCTGAGAATAATCCAGATAAGGGTCGTGTTCTGTTCGAAACAGTAGATCTAACACCTGAGGAAGAAGCTTCAATCCTTCAAGCTATGAGGTTCGTATTCATATGAAGCCGATGCTAGCCTGTAAGTGGGATCCAGATATCCATGAGAGTATGTTCCCGTTCTGGGCTCAACCGAAGCTTGACGGAATTCGTATTCTTATTGGGAGTGACGGATACGCATATACTCGCAGTCTGAAACCTGTGAGAAACATTGAACTTCAATCACTGATAAGGCATACTCCTGTTCTGAGAGGTCTAGATGCCGAGATAATTGTCGGAGATAAAACCGCGCCGGATTGTTACCGGAGAACAAGTTCGGCAGTTATGTCATACGAGAATTCAGATATCTCGAATATGTCGCTTCAAGTTTTCGATGTCTGGCAGCATTCTGAGTCTAACTACGATAACAGATACAGTGACATTCTTTCTTTGATGGACCAATTCCCTGATTGGGTAGAAGTCGTTCAAACAGTGTTGGTCTCAGATCTCAAAATGCTAGAAGAGTATGAGACTAAATGGCTAAATCAGGGATATGAAGGCGTAATACTTCGAAGACGTGATACTCCTTACAAATATGGGAGATCATCGCCCAAGAAGGGCGAGCTGATCAAGCTGAAACGGTTTGCAGACGCCGAAGGCGTTATCGTAGCTTGCCATGAAGAAATGCACAACGCAAATCCTGCGACCATCAATGAGCTAGGATATACAGAGCACAGCGGTCACAAAGAAAACTTGATCGGCAAAGGAACTCTCGGCGCTTTCGAGGTAAAACACAATGTCAAAAATTTGACGAGTGAGTTTGTCCGAATCGGAACCGGACTGTCTGCTCAACAAAGGCAACTCTTCTGGGAGAAAAGGTCTGAGTTGATTGGTAAGATTGTGAAATTCAAATACTTTGAAGTCGGCGTTAAAGACGCACCAAGGTTTCCCGTATTCTTGGGCTTCAGAGATCCTGATGATATGCAAGGTGAATTGTTTTGATCACTCACGAAGTTTTGAAAGATAAGTTTCTCAAAGCAATGGGAAATAAAATCCCAATGGATGCGAGGGAAAGATGGGCTTCTTTCATAAGAGAGAAGCAAACAGAGTTCATGTTTCGTTACGAGTGGATCAAAGATCGTAGGTTCTACGATTGGGTTTATCACAACACTGACCAACTGGATATCAAAGATGGAGAAGAATGGTTTGGAGTCTACATCTATGTCACCTGAACACGAGAAAGCCCTTGAGTTCTTGAGAGAAGCTAGGCTGGAATGCTACCACTACGATGTGGAAGAAATGTCGTTCGATCTTGGACTTTCACCATCAACGATTTATGCTTTCAGATCCGGAAGAACGATCTGGCCTCGGCCCAGAACTCTATTCAAGATCTTAGATTACATCGGATACGAGATTACAATCACTAAGAATAAAAAGGTCATTCCAATAGGCGTTCGCACCTTAATTAAAAAGGCTGTCTCAGCTTAGACAAATAAGAATTTTCATGCGCTGCTTCGTAAGCTACCCTATACATATGGCAACTAAACGAGGAGCACCATGAAATTCTTTCGCAAGAACGGACAGCCGTTCGATACTCCCTACGATATTGTTAAGCTTGACAAGAAGACCTGCGTGGTTTTCAGGGACGATTATGATGCCGAGGACTTTCTCGATGATGTTCTCGAAGGCAAGGGATACATCGTTTCTGCTAACGGGTTTTTCAACGGGGTGATTATCAATGGGTGATATTCGGGCAAAAATCATTGCCCTGCGCAACATGATTGAGGAGCGCGGGGCAAGCGAAGCTGAGGCAATGGCGGCTCTCGCCAAGGCCGACAAGCTTATGACAGAGCATGGTTTGACTGAAGCTGACCTGGAGGTCGCCGAAGCAAAGCGCGACATGAAAGAAGGAGAGTTCCAGTATGGGATCAAATCTGAACATCCATGCTCCAAGTTCTGCGTCGCAATGATTGCGAAGTTCTGCGGTGTGAAGGCATGGTATAGCGTCGCAAGCAGAAGCTCAAACGCTTTCGGGTTTAACGGCGACGTTGAAATGTTCGAGTTTCTTGTAAAGCTTGTTCACGATTCGATGAACCGAGAGTGGAAAGGTTATCTCAAGGATAATCCCCCTCGTCCTGGAGTATCGAGACACAGAGAATACTGGTCCTTCATGCTGGGCATGGCCGAAAGGATCAATACCAAGCTCATAGATCTAATGTCTGCTCGTGAGGTCAGCCCTAGCACTGGAACTGATCTAGTAGTCAAGAAGATGGAGTTGGTGGAAGCTGGAATGAAAGAAATGCTTCCTGAGCTAAGACTCAAGAAAGCCACTAATCGCGGAATTATGGCTGACGGGTCTGCAATGAATGAAGGTCGCAAGGCCGGAGATCGTGTTAACCTGAATCGCCCAATCAAGAATGGACCGGGCGGAAGAAAAGCAATAGGGGCCTGAAATGACGGTATATTTCTCTAATCCTGGAGTCATTGACCTAGATGTCATAAAGACAATGGGTGTTTCTGTAAAAGAAACTGATAACCCGATAGGTTTCTTCGGAACCGGTCTCAAATATGCAATCGCAACTCTGCTTAGAACAGATCATGCTGTTACTCTGATCTCAGCAGGTGAGAAATACGAATTCAACAAAATAAGCAAGAGTATTCGTGGTAAAGAGTTTCACATTGTCTGCATGAATGATGAACAGCTTGGGTTCACAACAGAACTCGGCAAGAATTGGCAAGTCTGGCAGGCTTATCGCGAATTGTATTCAAACACCATGGATGAGATGGGAAGTGTTTCCACTCATTACAAGAAAGACGATACTGTTTTCGCAGTCTCTGGCCCTGAAATTGATCAGGTCCATGCTGAAAGAGGAGGTATCTTTCTACAGAACGATCCGTGGATAGTCGGACAAGGAGTCGAGGTCCATCGAGGTAAATCCGAATTTGTTTACTATCGAGGAGTTCGTGTTCACAGACTGCCAGAACCGAGTCGCTTTACCTATAATCTAACCTGTCCTATGAGCTTGACTGAGGATCGAACCTTGGCTTCTGCCTATGATCTTAACTACAAGCTTTCTATGAGACTTCCCAGGATACCAGATCCAGCGTTCGCTAACGGAATTGTTGATCCTAATTGGGATGGATACGAAGTTTCCCTTGATTTTTCAGACTGCTATGATCCAAGCGAAGAATTCCTCGATGCGTTAGAGAAGCATAGGGCAAACGCTCTTATGAAAGAAGATCGTAAGAGTATGCTTCTAAGACATAGAAAAGTTACCGAATGGGACACATTCACCTTGACTCCAGAGCAAGAAGCTGTGGTGAATTCAGCGTTTAGAATTCTCAAAGCTTTGAATTGCTATGCAAAACCTGATGACTTCACTTTCGTTGAAACGCTTGGTCCTGGAATTTATGCCCAAGCGAAAGACGGAAAGATGCTGATAACTCGTCAGACAATCGCTAACGGAGTTGATTTTCTAGCTATCACAATGTATGAGGAGTGGATCCACGATAAGATGGGATACCATGATGAAAGTCGTGGAATGCAGCAGTTTCTTTTCGACAAAATTCTGGAGTTGGTGAAACGTGAACTTGATCGGTAACATATATCCAAGAAGAGGACCAGGACCCAGCGATATCTGGATCGTGATCTCTCAGAAATCTGATGGCATGTGTATCTGTCTTGGGCTTGATAGCGAGGGAAACATAGTTTCTGCTCAACACTATCAACCTCACTATCTCACATCTAAGGATCCAATAGGTCGAATTAATGTAGAGGAGTTAAGATTCTATGACGATAGCCGATCCGAGCAGTCACCCAGAGAGGGTGACGTGGGTTCACAAGAAAACGGGCAAGATGTATGTGATCCTGCATCATGGCCTGTTAGAGTCGTCTCTTGAGCCGGTAGTGATTTATCAACAAGAAGATGGAGGACCTGTCTGGGTCCGACCTGCCGAAGAATTCTTTGATGGCAGGTTTCAAAGTTGGGATAAGAAACCATGAAAGAATACTGGATCGTCTGGAATAACTCCAATACAGAAGGCATCATTTTTTGATAATGAGAAAGATAAAGATAAAGATCACATCGATACAGCCTATCTCATGGACAGAATGTTTGGCTGAGAAATAAGAATTTTCAAGCCGTTTTTCGCAGGCTATAAGTAAGTATGGCTACCAAACCATGGAGGTGAAAATGGTAACTCTCATTCAACCCGACAACCGTCTTGCGGCCGTTTTTCTCAAGGGGCATCTCAAGATGCTCGCCTTGGGCATGAAAAATTCCAAGCTCAGCGGCACCCAGATCCTCAAAGCGGCGAGCCAAATCACCGGCAAGAAATACAAGCGCGGTCAATACAAGCTGGCTCTCGCCGACATTGAAGAGTTTCTCTCGTGAGATACGTGTCGGCTGAAAAGCTGCATCAGGACGACTTCGGCGACTTTTTCACCATGAAAGTTGGCGAAGTCGTCTACGATGCTGCAACGAAATATGGTCCTTGGGCTACCATGACTGAAAAATCGTGGAAGCTCAATGGTATCGGTAAGCTTGGAACAGGCTTCGGACAGAAATACGTTCGCAACGAGAAGGGCGAACTTCACAAGGTGGAGGGCTAAGATGTATGGAAATTACTTCTACGAATATGAAGATTTCTTGATCTACAATGACAATGATGAAGAGCCCAATAACGTGATGCTTTTGATCACTCTGGTATGCACATCTCCAGGTGATCCCGGAGGCAGCAAATTCGAGGCTCCTGAGTTCTACGAACCACCTTCCAGTCCTGTTTGGGAGGTTGAGAAAGTCAAGATCATTCTCGAAAACGCGAAGCCGGTAGAACTCACCGAAGATCAATTCGCAGATTTGTTCCCAGAGGGGCAAGAGATCTTGAACGCAGCGATTGAAACTGCCTCCGAGTATGGAGAAGTTGAAACATGAACCTGGATCAACTATCCGCAATGTATCTTGACGATAAGGCTCTTATGGAATGCAATTCTACGATGTCAACAGCCCTTCTGAGGACGTCCAGCAGCGGCGTTGAGGTTGGGCCGGGTATGTTGTGCAGGCCAACGCATCAGCACCATCCAGTGACCCTCTGGGTGGGCGCTACGAGGTCTAATTTTGCATGGTGCTTTGCCCATGCCGTTACGCTAATAGAAGAATGGCAGAACTTTCCATGCTTCTGGATATCGCACAGAATACATACGACAGTTCATAGAATCTATTCCAGAACAGCGCCAGACAAGGTTTAGATTTCAGTGATCTACCAGTTCCTGAACCTATATTCAAGAAAGATGGAAAACAGATAAGCGAGGTTGGCCCGAATGGCTAGGATAAGTGCAGGAGTAAGAATTGGGTTTTGGCGAGGCGGTATGGAACAGAATCACAAAGTCGCCTTTCAACCCAAGGGATACTACGTTGGACCAGATCTTGGTGATCACGTTCCAGGAACTCTTCTAGAACAGAAGCTGATGGAAGGTGTTCTCAAATTTCGGGTTGGGGTGCTCTTCCGCCCCGACTTAGGGAAAAGGCAACGTCTGGAGACGATCCTCATAATTGACGAATGGGTTCCTGAGATGTTCGACTATGAGCATTGGGAAGAAGTGATAAATTAGAATTTTCAAGCCAATTTTCGCAGGGTATAGTGTAAGTATGGGGCTTAAACAAGAGAGGAAAAAGCCATGCCAGAAATTAAAATTGAAAAGAACATTCCAATTCCCGAGACCACGGGAAATGGAGCGTTGTATCCCTTCGCCGAAATGGAAGTGGGCGATAGCTTCTTCGTTGAAGGCAAGACCACCAATCAACTTCAAAACGCTGCCTCTCACTGGCGAAAGCGTAAAGGTTGGAAATTTCGCACCAGAACTGAAGGTAACGGTGCTCGGATCTGGAGGGTTGAATGATGAAAAAGTGGTATGTTGATATCGGTGTTTCGCCCGATACTGGTGAAAAGCAGTATTGGTTCATGAACGACATGGATAATCCGACCTACTGCGAGACCTACTACACGCTGGATCACGCTTTGGCCGTGAACTCTCCCTGTGAGATCGTCTGGCTGCCCAAGGTGAGGCGTCGTATGCGTGAGGTCATGGAGATGAATGCGGAGCTCCCCGAAAAGCAGCGTGAGGTCCTAGGAATTAAGGGAATGATCTGATGGAAATCAAGGTGAAAGAAATCGAAAATTCCACGAAGTGGGGTGTCTATTCCAAGTATGAAACTAACTTCGGTGGTGCAGCTTGGAACTACATCAAGGAGTTCGACACCAAAGAAGAGGCGATCGCTTTCCGTCAAGGATATATCGCTGGAATGAAATGCAGATAACGAAGGCTCAGCGTGATGCTGTTGAACTACTGATCATCGCTATTTCACTATCTGGAAAACAGTTCGCCGACATAATGACGGCTGTGATCTATGAAAGTGCGATGACAGATGATGAAATCGAAATGCTCTCTAATCGTATAGGGCGCATTCCTTCGGAAAGGAAAAGAAATGAATACCTTCTACATCGTAGCGACTGACCGCATGTCATGGGGTCGTGGGACCAAAGATTGGGAAGCTCTCGCACATGCGCTCGTTCACTCTGGGAATAAAGTGACTAGAGCTCTTCTCTTTGAAGTGAAATGCCCAGAAGGCACTTTGGAGCATGAAATCTATGTTAACGAGATGGGATCTATCGTAGCACCTTCAGGTTCGGAGGTTAACGAGATCGCTAACATTGAAGTGAGTGATATTTGCCATAAGTTCTTTACCTACTTCGATGCGACCAATAAGAGTTTTCACGGCTAGTTTCGCATGGTTTACTGGTGGCACGGTAAACGCTAACCAACGAGGTGAAACATGAAACTTGAATATCTGCCCGTTGAGGGCGACGACAGCTATTGCATGTATGCCTTCTACGACGAGAACAAGAACGAAGTGATCTGGAACGGCGTGACGAACTACATGGACCATGTGGCTGGCACCGAGATGGCGCAGTTCACTGTCTGTCGCCGTGGCAAGGTCGTCATCGTGGAAGCATGCGGCTGGTATTCGCCCGACTTCCACTACCGCTTCGAGCTGACCGAGCTACCGGATCGTGTCGTCATTCTTGCAGCGGAAGCAGCCAACCTGCTTGATCGTGCTTGGGATGATGAGACGCCGGTGTCCCGTGGAGAATAAGTGGTCCTGGGCTGATCCGGACCCGGAGGCAGTTCGGTGGAGACGAATGAACAAGAAGCGGATGAGACCCTATGTCTGCAAGTTGGACACAAGACCTCTGTGGCTCAGGTGGCTGTGGCCGACGGTGCTTTGGCTGGGGCTGGCCGTGGTGATAGCAAGGACGCTCTGAGCGCGTCCAGGAGGCGCTTGGACGGCCTAGCTGGGTAGTGGCCTAGTAACCCCAGCAGATGCGGCTCTGGCGGGCTCTGAGTGGTAGCCCGACCTCCCCTCGCGCAAGCGCGGGACCGGAGTGACGCATTATTGTCGGGCCAGGACATTGCGAATTTGTCCCGGCCCGGCTCTTATGCTATTATTAAAAAGCCAAAGGAGAGAGACATGGCAGAAGCAACACGACTCTACTACGATGGGCGGCTGATGCTGACCATCACGTCCACGAGCAAGTTCAAGACGATGCCGGGTATCAAGCTCGACACGCCTGAACAGCGTGAGAAAGCCGCCCTGATCCAGAAAGAGGGCTGGGTGCAGAACGCTGGATATGATCCAGCGTTGTTCTCGATCGTGCATGGCAAGTCGGACCCGGTAGTCTTCTCCAAGATGACCAACGACCTGATCCGCAAGTCGCGGGAGAACCTTGGCACATGAAACAGGCCGCTGAACTTCACGTCTGACGCAACCGATATGGTGGACAATGGAATTCTCGAAAGAGCTTAAATCGGCACTGAACCAAGTGTCGCAGGAGATCGCGCCGGATGCCAAGTGGGCAGACGGTGAGGAGATGGCCGAGATGTGCGTTGACGCAAGACGGCTGGAGATGGCCGGGTTCAAGGCCGAACAGACCGAGGCGCGTCTGCTGATCGACCGTCACGGCTATGGCGAGTTCCTCAAGGAAGCCGCCAAGCACATACTAGGAGGTGAACATGCGTGGAATTCTCATTGACCCGTGGCTGAAGACGATCACTGAGGTTGAATGTGGTGAGACGATAGAAGATATCTATCGTCTGCTCTCCAACCCTCTCGGACCGAAGGTTCACATCTTCACGATGGCGACCTACTGGCCGAACGGAGATACCCTGTATGTCGATGATGAAGGACTACTCAAGCCGAAGATGCGGTTGTTCAACATCGACGGTCAACTGCTCGCTGGCAATGGCCTGATCCTTGGTTCGGACAGGGAAGGCAACTCTGTGGACGCAAAATCGTCCTTGGTGGAAATTCAGAGAATGGTCACGTGGACAAGTTTCTGATAGCTCTGACTGGATCCATCACGTTCTGTGTGGCAGGGCCGTTGGTAGTTCTTTTAGTGATAAAAGACCTACCAATCACATGGATCAACATCTTCCTGGTCGGCGGTATTGAGTCGTTCTTCATCCTGATGGCGATAGAACTCGGGAAGCTGACCAAGCAACTTTGGAGGGACATGAATGATACACGCAATGATTGACATCGAGACTCTCGGTGTCGGCACGCAAGCTCCACTATTTGAAATCGCCTGTGTGCTTTTCAATCCTGAGGACGGTGAAGAGATCTCTCACATGCACGCTCACGTTGATATCATGGATGTGATGTGGCGGACTGGGCGTTGTCCGCAGCCTGGGACGCTGGACTGGTGGCGCGAACAACAGTATGATCCTACTGTTGTTCATGACCGAGTGACTTTAGCCGATTCAGTGGGTGACTTAATCCTTCTTTACGAAGGACAATCGGTAGAAAAGACGTGGGCCAACTCCCCGTCCTTCGATCTCGTTATCCTCGAGGGTCATTTCGCTTCCGTCGGAGAAGAAGTGCCGTGGTCATACCGCGAAGAGCTCGACTTCCGCACCGTGCGCTGGATGGCGAAGCGGAAAGGATGGACGCAACCCAGGACTGCTCCCACCCACAACGCCCTGGAAGACTGCCGACTGCAAGTTGGCCTGCTGATGGAGATGATCTGAGGGAGGCATACTCCTTCCGTATCATGACTCACGCGCTGTTCAAAAGGCTCAGATCCCTTGGCGGGGTCCTGGGCTTTTTCTTTGGCGCAGCTTCTTCAGGTAAAACTTCTTCCCATGTCCATCCATTCAGTTTGGCCTGCTCGTGCCAATCCACGGGTTCCATCATAAACTCCATGAGGTCGGAGACGTAAACCTCTCGGAACTCGTCATCAGTCGACTCTGCGAGCATACGCAGTTCCTCTGCCATGTCGCCTCTGCTGTTTATCTGCTCGTCAGCAGGCGCGGTCTTGTTTATGTATTTCCGGAACCAAGTGCAGATCATCCACTCCAATCCATACTGGAGATCCAGCATGTTGCGGAAGACGTAGGATGATGTGGGCTTGCCGACAGACCTATTGTTGTAGAGCTTGCGAGGTTCGTAGATAACAGCATTGACGACGACAGTGCCGAGATTACGCTTCCCGAATTCACCATCAGTCAGCCACTGGTATAGATCGTTGATCGCAACCTGCTGCGGAACCTCTCCACGACAGACAGCGCGGTAGAGGCTGAGCATAGCGAGCTGATTTCCGTAGGTGTGGATATGAAAGTTGTATTTCCCTCTCTTGGGCCGAGTGCGATACAGCAGAACTTCTCCGGTCTCCGGGTCATGCCGTGGTCTTTCAGGCTGGTAGGGGTTGATCAGCTTCGGGTTATTCATGAGGATAGTTCCTTTTAGACGTGTGGCCAGTGGCCCATATATGATATCAATTAGACGTTGTTTGACAAGGGGCTGTTTGTCACTTCTATATACAATGAGCCCAAAGAGGAACTACCACCGCGTTTTTAAGTTGCTAGGGTTCCTCCGTTTTACTGCTACCAGCTTCCAGTATGGCCTTTCCTTTTATTACTTAATTATCTATAGATTAGTATAAAGAATATAATAAAAACAAGGGGATGGGTCTAGGATAGGATGGCGGACTTACCATACTCTAATAGCAGAGGCTGAATCGGCAGATAACAGGGGTTGTCCTCTTTGGGCTCATGTGGGATAGTCTAAAGCGGGAGATCTTCTTTCTCTTCTTTTCGCATGAATGCAGGTGAGAATGATGACCAACGACTACAACGAAGATACTTACGATCGCAACAATGTCCGGACTCGTCCGCGCTCGTTGCTCACCAGAGGATCCAAGCCTGTGGTGGTCGAAGAGTGGGATGACGAACTCAAAGAGTGGCGACGTCGGATAAAAATGTCCCGGATAAAGTTCGGAGATAAAGAAAAGGGGATCTTTCTAGAAGTCTACCGGAAATGGGGTCGCATGGGAGAAGCGGCAGCCGCCGCTGGAGTATCGACTCAGTGCGTTCGCGCGCACATCGATAAAGACGAGGATTTCGCCGAGGCACTGCTTATCGCTGAGGAGGAATACAAGGATAAGCTCATTGGGCATCACCAAGATCTCGTGTTCAATGGGACGATTAAGAAGAGCTATGATCGCAACGGCAACCTCGTCTCCGAAGAGACAATCTACCCAATCCGACTCATCGAGCTAGAACTGAAGAAGCACGATCAGGGATACCGAGAAAAACAGGAGATCTCTCACAAGCATTCAGGCGGCGTTCTTCTCGCGCCAGCCGAAGTTGATTCAATCGAGGATTGGGAAACTAAGTTCAAGAGGATGAAGGACGTAACGCCGAGCGAGGATCAACTCCAGATTGACCGAGTGAGTCCGTCCGAAGAAGATGAAGATTGACCGAGTGAGTTTGTCCGATCGTCGGTCGGATCTTCCTCATCTTCATCTTCTTCTTCATCTCTATTGAAGAAAACGAAGACGCGAAGAAAAAGAGAGAGAAATAGGAGTTTTCTTCTAAACTTCCTTGGGTTAGGCTGTATATGTGGGGCAACACAGAAAGGGCTACCGCCATGGATAAACGCATTATTAACACGATTTACGGCAAGCAGGCCATGCAACTCTTCGTTGCGGCTGCAAACCTTTGCTTGCTGGTGCCCACCGAAGAGGGGCCGCCCAGCGCGCCGCAAATTGTGCCCGATACTGGCAACCGTCTTATTTATCAGGCGTGGGGCGCCGATCCGTTTAACAGCGGCGTCGGTGTTTACTACAGCCTTGCCGAAGACGGAAGAACGGTGAATATGTGGGATTGTGAAGAGCAGGGCTACAATGTTGAAGAGCTTGGTGTGCCCCTCTACACTTTCCCGCTTGAAGACTTTACCTACAACGTCATGCGGTGGGCAATGGGCTTGGCCTAATAGATAATGGGGATTGGCGCTGCGGCGCCGATCCTTTTGTGGGGGGATAATTCTTCATCTTCTTCTTCCCCGGATAAAGATGGAGATAAAAAGGAGTTGTAATCTAAATCGCAGCTTGTTACCTTGCAAGCATGGGGGGGGCAACCCAAGGAGGCTACCATGTCAAAGCTGCGAGATCCACAACTCCGGGCGCTTATACTTCTTGAAGGAAAGAAGGTGAGCCCTGAGAGGCGGTTTGGTTTTTACCGCTGGATACTCAGGATTCACAGCATGTAAGGAGGCTACCATGTCCAAGTCTGAACTTCGTGAATTCATCAACAAGGTTGTTGCCGAGTATCTGGAAAACGGTGGCGAGATCACAGTCTGTCCGGCTCGCGTGGCCCAAGGCGCTGGATTCCGGCGCAATAAGTCGCCGTTCAACAATCTCGGTGCTGAGATTCCCAGCATCTACGTTCGCTGAGATAGGGGGCGAGTCTCGGATAGGCTCGCCCTTTCTCCTTGGGCTGGATATCATCTTCTTCTTCTTCGTTGACCGATTGAGATAATCTGAGGATGACCGATTGAGATAATGACCGATTGAGATAATCCGAGGATGAAGATAAAGATGAGGATAATGAAGACCTGGAAGAAGACTTCCGTCTAACCAGTGATAAATAAGAGTTGCATTCTAAATCGCAGCTTGTTACCTTGCAAGCATAGGGCAACCCAAGGAGGCTACCATGTCCGAACTCTACCGCGTCAGAATCAAGTATCACGATGGTCACATCGAAGTCGTCGATGTTTCCTTCAGTCAGCTCTGCAGATTCCTCCCTCCTCGCCACAGGAACGAGGTTGAGAGACTTCAGCAGAAGAACTTCTTCGAGGGTATCTCCTCTCTCGATGGTCCTCTCGGAAATGCCAAGCTGGTCAAGGTCCTCTAGGGCCTTGACTTACTAGAACGAATCTTCTTCTTCATCTTCATTTTCGAGACAGCCTGTGTGTGTTCGTCTTCTTTCTTCTCCGAACGAATCTTCTTCATCTTCATTTTCCACATTTGATGAGCGACAAGCGGAAGAAAACGAAGACAGATTTTGACCGAGTGACCGAGTCCGATTGACCGAGTGAGCGATTTTGACCGAGTGAGTCTATCCGATCTTCTTCTTCATTTTCCGCTCCGCTCCGGTCCGCTCCGGTCCGCTCGCCACATTTTCGCCACATTTTTGCCCCAAAAATGCCCAACTTTGGCCCTTGTTTTGCCCCATGCCAGGTGCTACATTAAGCACATGGCCGGGCAATGGTGCCCGCCACCAACACAACACAAGGGGTTTAAAAATGGCTACCAACACCAAGGCCAACACCAACACCAAAGCCAAGGCCAAGGCCGCTGCGCCCGCGCCCGTAAAGGCCACCGCCACGCGCTACCAGCTTGCGCCCACTTGGCCCGCCAAGCACAAAAGCGGCAATAGCATACGTTGCTACCTTTACAAAGTTGCCGCCCAACTTAACGCCCAACACAAGGGCGGGTTTACCGTGCAGCAATACGCCACCGCGCTTGCCAGCGGCCTTAACGCATGGGTGCAAAGCGGCGGGCGCGCGCCCAGCGCGGGCTTTGGCACCGCCCAAAAGCCCAACGGCAATTGCATGGCCCACGCCCGCTGGCCCGTTACGCAAACCTACCTTGTGCCCGTGCAGGGCAGCTAACACCGCCACGGCGCGCGCTACACGGCGCGCGCCACCGCCACCAACACAAGGGGTTTGCCCAATGCACATGCATACGCTTTTGCCAATTGCCGCCGTTGCCACCGCCGCGCTTATGGCGTGGCCCAAGGTAGTTGCTACCGTGGCCGCGCTAGCCACGCTGCACTAGGCCACTACACCCGCCCCCAAGCACGGCAAAGGCCGTCTGGGGGCGGCAGGCCGGGGCTCGACCAACCCCATCTAACAATCAACCTGGACCAAAATAGAAAAGAAAACTGGACTTATTAGGATCACAACATGTGATGCTTTTATTGCATATCGTCGTATGATAATGTGCCACATGATAGTCATAAAGAACTTCTCGCTATAGGTGTCAATATGAAGGAACATATCGTGAACTGGTCAGAAAACTTAGATCACGAAGAAGTTCTTCTCAAGCATTATCATAAGCAGGGTAAGAAAAAGGCTCACTTGTGCCCTGATTGGGATTACATGGCGATTCACGAAGATTCCCCCGAGTTTGAATGCTGTCTTTGTAATGAATACAAAATTTCCCAGTAATGTAATTTGGAGGCCGATGAAAGGCTCGCAAGAGGCCTTCCTTTCATCCACGCCTATCTTTGAGGTATTATTCCACGGCACCCGAGGAGGAGGCAAGACTGATTGCCTGCTCATGTCTTTTGGGATGCACGTTGGAAAGGGTTTCGGCGCTGCCTGGAAAGGCATTCTCTTTCGTCAAACGTATAAGCAGCTAACGGACGTCATCACGAAGACGAAGAAATGGTTCCCGCAGATTTGGCCGGATGCGAAATTCAATCATTCGGAGCATGTGTGGACTTGGCCGACGGGGGAGCAGCTTCTGCTTCGCCAGTTTCAAAAACCTGACGACTATTGGAATTATCACGGACACGAGTATCCGTGGATCGGCTGGGAAGAGCTTTGCAACTGGTCGACTGAAGAGGGATATAAGAGGATGATGTCGTGCTGTCGGAGTTCCCAGAAGGGAATGCCGCGCATGGTCAGGTCGACAACGAACCCATATGGTCCTGGGCACAATTGGGTGAAATTTAGATTCAAGCCTCATTTGTTGAACATGGTGGTTCAAAAGGATCTCGTTGATGAAAATGGGATGAAAGAACCTCCTCGTTTGTCGATCATGAGCCATATTGATGAGAACAAGGCTCTGCTCGAAGCTGATCCGGATTATAAGCAGAAGATCGCCGCTGCGGCGCGAAATGAAGCGGAGAAGAAGGCTTGGCTGGAAGGTTCTTGGGATATCGTCTCCGGAGGCATGTTTGACGATGTTTGGGATCCACAGTATAATGTGGTTCCAGACTTTGAAATCCCTGAATCGTGGAAAATAGTTAGATCTTTTGACTGGGGCGCGAGCAAGCCTTTCTCTGTTGGATGGTGGGCTATCTCTGATGGATGTGACTTCCAGCTCCCCGACGGGAGTTGGAAATCGACTGTTCGCGGAGATGTGTTCAGAGTCAAGGAATGGTATGGATGCACAGGAAAGCCAAACGAAGGTTTGGATTTACTCGCGGTTGAAATTGCCGAAGGAATCGTCAAGCGTGAATTAGAGTGGGGATGGAGGCGCTTGGGTGATAATTGGTGTCGCGTGAAGACTGGAGTAGCAGATTCACAGATTTTTGCGGCTGAAAATGGCAATTGTATTGCGACTGACATGAAAGTGAAGATTCGTTTAGACGACGGTTTTCGCTATCCTGGAATCAAGTGGATGCCAGCAGACAAAAGACCGGGTTCTAGGGCGACTGGATGGAATCAGATGCGTCAAAGAATGAAAAATGCTCATCCGAATAAAAAAGTCGTCAATGGAGAGACTCTTCTTTATCCTCGCGAGAGGCCCGGATTGTTCGTTTGTGAGTCGTGTAAGTGGTTCTTTGAGACAGTTCCAGTGCTTCCTCGAGACGAGAAGAATATGGACGACGTAAATAGTGACGCCGAAGACCATATTGCAGACGAAACTCGCTATCTGGTCCGTTGGGTTCAAGCTCCGGCGTCATCTGGAGCCGTGACTGGTCATTTTTGACTTGCCACAGATTATAGACATGAGCTAGGTTCTGAATTATGCCCACAATACTCTCATCAATTCACCCAGAAGCATCTCAGGCGAAGCCAGATTGGACTCTTATGCGTGATGCGTATAAGGGTGAGCGGCAAGTCAAGAGCAAGAACACGGTTTATTTGCCGATGACTAGCTCTCAAATCGCTGATGGTGGTCTGAATAGCGTTGAAAGTCTTGGATATCGAGCCTATATGGCCTATAAAATGCGAGCGAGGTTCCCGAACTTCACTCGAGAGGCGATTCAGCAGGCTTTGGGCATGATGCACTCCCAGCCGCCTGAAATCAAGCTTCCAAAGGCGATGGAAAAGATCACAAGTCGCATGGGGGAGCCTCTAAAAGTCGTTCTGCAGAAAATTAACAAGGAACAGTTACTGACTGGACGAGTCGGTGTGATGGCTGATCTTCCGACGAATCCTGAACCCGGAGAAGACATTCCGTATTTGGCGACATATTTGCCAGAGAGGATCATCAATTGGGATGATGGGCGAGTTGAGCAGATTGTTCCCCAAAGGCTCAATCTGGTAGTCATCAATGAGAGCGAATACGAACGAAATTCCGACTTTTCTTGGACTGCAGAAGAGAAGTATCGCGTTCTGGTGATGGGCGATATTCTCGATAATGAAACTTCTGGTCTTTATCAGCAAGGTGTATTCGACGAGACTAATTTTGATCCTTCTAAGCTGATTGCACCGACTTGGCGTGGTCGGACTTTGAACAAGATTCCATTCGTCTTCATCAATTCTTGCGATATCACTCCTGATGTTGACGATCCTCCTCTACTCGATTTGGGCAATATGTGCATGGCGATCTATCGATCCGAAGCAGACTATCGCCAGAATCTTTTCATGCAGGGCCAAGATACTTTCGTAACAATCGGCGGCGGTTGGGACGAAACAGACGAGGTTCGAGTAGGCGCTGGCGCTCGTATTGATCTACCGCAAGGTGGTGATGCGAAATATGTAGGTGTGACGAGCGCTGGTCTTTCTGAGCAACGACAGGCACTAGAGAATCTGGAAATGCGAGCAGGAAGCATGGGAGCCCAGACTCTTGATTCTGTTAGCAGAGAACGAGAGTCTGGTGACTCCTTGCGAATTCGCATGGCGGCTCGGACCGCAGATTTGAATACGATTGCCGATACTGGTGCTGCTGGTCTAGAACAAGTTTTGAAGATTTGCGCTGAATGGATGGATGAAGATCCAAGCGAAGTCAGTGTTATTCCGAACAAAGAATTCGGCGAAATGCCACTCACGGGACAAACTATGGTCGAGATCGCTACTGCGAGAAATCTCGGCTGGCCGATTTCTGCCAAATCGATGCACGACCTCTCTCGGAAACGTCGTATGACGACGAAGACGTTTGAGGAAGAGATCGCTGAAGCAGAAAAAGAAGCGGAGAACGAAGATTTCGTCTTCGCTAAGAAGAAGGATGGAGACCGTGCGGCTCTCCAGCCTAATGATCCGAACGATCCAGATGGTGAAAACAACGTTCCGGGTCAAACCACAAACCCAAGCGGGCGTGACGCCCAATAAAAAGGAGATAGAACGGACATGGATCCGCTCGAAATCAATTATGACAGCATGGATGCTGTTCCTGAGGAATTTCGTTCACTTTATAGCGAAAAAGATGGGAAAGCAGTTCTAACAGGAATCTCTGGAATCAAGACTCCTCAAGACGTCTTGAATGTGCAGGAGGCATTGCGAAAAGAGCGTGAAAATCACTCTGCTGCTCGCGAAGCCCTGAAGCCTTGGAAGGCTTTGGGTGAAGATCCTGCTGAAATCCAGGCGAAGCTTGATCGAATTGGCGAATTGGAAGCTGCCGCTGAGGGAAAGCTTGATGAATCTGCGATTCAAAAGCTTGTAGAGCAGCGTCTCGGTCAGAAAACTGCTCCTCTTGAACGTCAGCTCAAAGAAACAACCTCCAATTTGGAAGAACTCAAGTCTGAGAACGAAAAACTGAAGAATACGCTCGTAACTCGCGATCGTAATGACGCTATTCGTTCTGTGGCTACTGAAATGAAGGTTCTGCCGACTGCAATCGCTGATGTCGAGCTTGTCGCTGGTCTTTATCTTGAACGTGATGAGACCACTGGTGAGTTTATTGTCAAAGCGGATGCGAATGGCGTGACTCCGGGTGCAGATATTCGCCAATTCATGAAAGAGATGCAGAAGCTGCGTCCTCACTGGTGGCCTCAATCGCAAGGTGGTGGCGCTGGAGGCAGCAAGGGAACAGGCGACTCTGAAGACAACCCGTGGTCGAAAAACGGCTGGTCTATCACCAAACAAGGCGAATATATCAAGCAGAACGGAATGTCGAAAGCTCAAGAAGCTGCAAAATCCGTTGGTTCTTTCGTTGGAGCAACAAGACCTCCCGAACCGAACAAATAGACTTGCAAACGCTTTTTCTTTGCGTTACAAGGTATTGTGGCGCTGGTATGGTAGCCCGCCGCAAGCCCCGCGCCCCGGTGAAAACCCCACCTTTCGCCGGGGCGCACTCCCACAAAAAACCCTGTTGCAATCTTTCTTGCATCACCCTATGGTGATGCGTGACGTGATGTCATCGCATTTCAGCGACATGGGTCGCTCTCCCCTCAAAATTGCCAAGAAAGGTTTAACTCATGGCAGCAGGACCTACGACTCGGGTGAGCGACCTCGTTGTCCCCGAAGTCTTTACTCCCTACACTCAAGTTCTTACGGAAGAAAAGAGCCGACTTGTTCAATCTGGTCTGCTTGCTCGCTCCGAAGCTCTTGACAATCTTCTCTCTGGTGGTGGCATCACTTTCCAGGTTCCTTCGTTCCGTGATCTCGACAACGACGAAGATCGCGTATCGACTGATACCTCGGTTCCGTTTGCAGATGCTGACGCTTCTCTTCCGGCTGGTGTGGCTCGACCGCCCGACCCGCGGAAGATTCTGACCCAGAAAGAAATCGCCGTTCGACTGAATCGCAACAACTCCTGGTCTTCGAGTGACCTTGCTGCGATTCTTGCTGGCGCTGATCCGATGCAAGCAATCGCGAATCGTGTTGCTTCGTATTGGGCTCGTCGTCTCCAAGCAGCTTTCATCGCAACTTGGAACGGTGTTATCGCTGACAATACTCTCAACGACTCGGGAGATTATGTCAACGATATCTCGGGCGCAAGCTTCGTCGATGGCGTGACCAACTTCTCTGCCGAAGCGTTCCTCGACGCTGCTCAGACGATGGGTGATTCCCAAGAGGATCTTGTCGCTGTGGCTGTTCACTCTGTCGTCTACAACCGGATGCAGAAGAACAACCTGATCGACTTCATTCCGGATGCTCGTGGGGAAATCACCATCCCGACCTTCCTTGGCCGTGAAGTTATCGTTGACGATGGTCTGCCGCGAACTGGTTCGGTGTATGACACCTGGATCTTCGGCTCTGGTGCGACTCAATTTGGTGTTGGCACTCCTCCCGTCGCCACCGAAGTTGATCGCAAGCCGGGCGGTGGTAATGGTGGTGGTCAAGACGTGCTCTACTCGCGCGTTATGTGGACGATTCACCCGACTGGTCACGCATGGGTCGGCACCGCTGGCGATGGTGGTCCCGCGAATACTGGCACCGCTGGCGATGATCTTGATGAAGCTTCTTCGTGGAATCGCGTGTATCCCGAGCGGAAGCAGATCAAGTTCGCTCGTCTCGTTACCCGCGAAGCGTAACTTCTTGGAGGGCGGCTTCGGTCGCCCTCCTTCACATCTGGAGGTATCCAAATGACAGCCAGAATGCGCCACCTTCGTCATCGTGAATTAGACGGTCTTGCTCGTGATCGTCTTGATCATACGAAAGATGCCCTCTCGTTGGGCATTGTTCCAGGTGCGAAACCGACATACGTTTTCACGGCAGACAATTTGACGAATCAGCTCACTGTGGCTGGTGAAGACAATCTAGCCGCCGATAATCCACGAGTTATCCTTGAAGGTTCTCTACCCGCTGAACTAGATACAGGTGTTCTGTATTGGATCGCAGATGCGGGACTTAACCTCTACACTCTCCATCCAACAAAAGCTGATGCCGCCGCTGGAACAAACACTGTCGCTTTCACTGATGATGGAACCGGCACATTGGTCATGACAATTCTCGATTAATGGTCAAAGGTCTCAAAAGAAGCCTGAGCAATAACCTCGACTTGCTCACGAAAGAAACCGGAGCCTTCCCACTTTGGGGAGCCTATTTCCACTTGGGTCCAGATTATGAAATTGATGAAGATGTTTGGGTTCGTCTGATCAATGATGGACTAGGTGGTCCAAAAACTTTTCTCAGTGAACAAGATCCTCTGTATGTTGATGGAAAAATTCCAGGTATTAGTGGTCGTCTAATTCTGATTTCTCTTCGAATTGGTTTTCTACTTCCTGCTGATAGGGGCAAAAACAGAGACAGAGAAAGATCTGCAACAGTTGCTCTTGATATAGGAACCGATGATAGCCCAATCATAATTCTGCCTCATGATCTTCAAGTCAAACAAAGAGGTGATGGCATGAATGACGTAAATGTGACATGGTTTGGCTACACGCTAGATACGTGGGAAGCAAATGGTGCCAAAATCTTGATGAAGGCAACTGCGCCATGCACGATCAATCGAATTGAATATGTTATCACAAGGATCTGAAAATGGAAATGGAAATCAAAGAAGCACTCGCTCAACTCGACTCGATGGAAGATTCTCACTGGACTGCCGATGGTGCTCCTGCGACTGCCGCTGTCACTGAAATCATTGGTCGTAAAGTAAGCCGTCAAGAAATCATCGACGCTGCTCCAAAATTCACGCGAGAGAACATGGATCTCAGTGAGAAACAAGAAGAGGAGCAAGAACAAGAAGAAGAGGAAGAGATGATCGACATCTCTCTTCTTGAAGATTTCTCTGTAGAAGAGCCCATGGATCCTTCAGAACTGGTCGAGAACTTTCTGAAGAAGATGGATCCTAAGCTTCTTCCTCAAGTGATGGATATTCTGACTAAGCAGCTTCAAATCATCGAAGAGAAAGAAAAGCAGCTTCAAGAGATGAAGCGGAAAGTGAAGCTTTGCCGAGCTACGACTTCTTCGTGGATCAAGCAGCTTATTCCCGATATGACCAATCAGGAAGCGATCAAGGCTTACATTCAATCTTCTTTCAATAATCGAATGAAGAAGTCTAAGCAGATTCAAGAAATCCTTGGTGGACTGAAGCCTTCTGACATCGCCAAGCTGGATCCTCGAGCTGCTATTGACAAAGCTTTTGCGCGAAAGACTGGCCGTGGTGGCCAACGCCCGGTGCGCTAATGGTAATGCCGCGCTCAGAACGCCTCAGAGGCCCTCAGAGCGCCCTTTTGCGGGCTGCCCTATACTATGCCCGCAAGCGGCGCTTGCGGCGCTTGCAGGGCGGTTCTAGCGGTCCTGCGACATACTCGCAAAATAGATATCAGGATCTAGTTGGGTCTAATATCCAGAAAACTGGTTACACGGTTTCTTCGAGATATTTCGAATTCTCTTTCTGGTTCAAAAGGTCAGCCAGTGGAAGCTCTATGAGAATTTTCTCTGAGCTTAACGATACTCAGGTCTTGATAAACTCTAGCGGAACTATTACGATCGAAGTTCATAGTAGTGGTAATCTTCGAATATTCGATGCGACCACTACTGATGCGACTTCGGAAGGTGTGGATTATCATCTGTATTTTCAGTATGACGCACAAACTCAAACTTACGATTTCAGACTTGACGGTGTTTCTCTGACTCCCGGAAGTGGACTAAACGTCAGTGTGAATTCTGGTGGAGACTGTGCCCTCAACTCTACTTTGAACCTATTCTCTCTCACTAACGGAACTCAACCCTTCATTGGTGATTTCGGTGATCTTTGGGTTCATTGCACTGATAACCCACAAGGATACAGTTCTTTCGCTGATGAATCTGGACAACCGAAAGATTTGTCTTCACTTCCAACTCCAGACATCTGGCTCGGTGGTGATCTCACTGCTGCTGATATCAATTCTGGCGATAACCTAGGATTGGTCCCGACTCCTTTGGATGTCGTTGCCGGAAACTTCACGGATCTGTAATAATGGCTTTCATTGTAGAAGACGGAACAGGAATTGCAGACGCCAACTCTTATGTTGACGTTGCATATGCTGACGCATATTTTCTAGATCGTGCAAACTCTGGTTGGAGTTCTGCAGATACGTCTTCTAAGGAAATAGCACTTGTCAAAGCCACTGACTATGTTGAAATAAGGTTCAGAGACAAGTGGAAGGGTATTCTTGCCCCAGAAGCAACAACTCTTTCATTTCCTCGTCAATATCTCTATAACCGTAAGGGAGAACTCGAAACTGGAATTCCTGAGGACGTAAAGAAAGCTGTTTGTGAGTATGCTGTTCGGGCTCTTTCTGCAGATCTACTGCCTGATCCTACTGTATCAGATAGTGCAAAAGCTTTGAAGAAGACTTTTGAGAAAGTCGGACCTATCGAGACAGAAGTAGAATACCAAGATGGATCTGCTCGTCCTGATATTATTCGTCCTTATCCTGCTGCTGACAGACTCCTAACTTTCTGGACGACCAGTGTTGGAGGCGTTATCAGATAATGGCGATCGACTATGCAAAACTCGCTGCTACTGCTCAGAGACTAATCACTGATGCTGGTCGAACAATCACTCTCGTCAGACCAACAGAATCTCCCGCAGATCCAACTCAGCCTTGGAACGGTCCTTCGGGGGGCGAGACAACCCTAGACGTGCCCGGTGTTCAACTCCTCCCTAATTCCGTTCGCATCTTTGGGTTGTCCGCTCTCGGTGATGCAAATGAATTTCGTGGCTTGGTGACTTATAGCGAGCTTGTCTATGTGGTTTTCCCTGGAGAGAATGATCTTTCTCAATTTACTTTTGTTCGTGATAATGGCATTGATTTCCAAATAGAAGCGACACAAGAGCTGAAACCCAAGGACGTTACTCTCGTCGGCTACATTGGAGTTCGTCGATGAGCTTGACTTACAAAGAAGCTAACGATGAAATGCTGTCTATTCTGAAGACAGCGTGGGATACCACTGGTCACAAGATGTTCTGGGAAGCAGTTCGTGACCAAAGAGAGATTGATCAGTCGCCATGGGCGACGGTCGTTGTTCGACATGCGGCTGGACAACAAGATACTTTAGGCGGAATAGGAAACAGACAATTTCTTCGCTTAGGAACGATTGTCGTCACTATCAATACTCCATCAAGTTCTGGCTTGTCAGAAGGCTATAACTTGGCTAAAGTCGTGTCAGATGCCTATGAAGGTGTATCGTCACCAAATGGAATATGGTTCCGCAACGTTCGAATCAATGAATTAGGTAGAGAAGGAACTTTCTTCCAGACTAATGTAGTCATTGATTTCGAATATCATGAAACGAAGTAAAGGAGGCCAGGAATGGCACAGGTCCCTAAGATCGACTCCAATATCACCGGCCTCGCTTATGCGGAAGAAGCCTCTCTCGGCCTTCTGCCCGGTGAAGGGGGTCTTGGCGGCACACCAGTCTGGAAACGACTGAACCCGAACAGCTATAGCGATTTTGGCGGTGAAATCATCACTGTAGCACCCAATCCGATCAACCCTTCTCGTCAACGACGTAAAGGTGTGACTACGGATCTCAATGCTTCTGGTGGATTTAATCATAGTCTCACCTATGAGAATCTCAGCGATATGATGCAGGGTGTGTTCTTCGCTGATATTCGTGCCCAAGCAGAAGAGACTGTAACTGCTGTTGATACCGATACGGTCAACCCAGACGAATACGAAATCGCTGATACTTCCGGCTATCTGGTCGGTAATCTCGTCATGGGTAAGAATTTCGTCAACGCTGCGAACAATGCCGTCAACAAAGTGACTGCAATCGTTGCAAATATTTCGGTAGAAGTTGCTGATGGTCAGCTAGTCGCAGAAGCTTCTCCTCCGGCGAACGCGGTTCTCAAGGTAGTTGGTTACGAATTCGATGACGCTGATGCCGTTATCGACGTATCTGGCAATCTTCCTCGTTTGACTTCGAACGGAGGTTTGGCTGACTTCACCACTCTTGGGCTTGTCCCGGGTCAATGGGTTTACATTGGAGGTGATGTAACTGCAAATTCGTTCAGTGACGCAGCGAATAACGGGTTCAAGCGTATCCGAGCGGTTGCTACCGATGGCATCACTTTCGATAAGTCCGATTCTGCGATGGTCGGTGATGCGGGTATCGCTGGTAAGACTATTCGTCTTTTCTACGGCGATGTTCTTCGCAATGAAACTGGCTCTCTGATTCGTCGTCGAACTTACAACATCGAGCGAACTCTCGGTGCTCCTGACGATGCTTCTCCTTCTCAGATCCAGTCTGAAGTTTTGAAAGGTGCTGTTCCTAACGAAGTGTCTTTCAATATCCCACAAGCGGATCTTGCTTCTGTGGATTTCACTTTCGTTGCGACTGACAATGAACAACGTGATTCTGCAACTGGTCCTAAGCAGACGAATGTTCAAGATCCTGTTGCGGCCACTGAATACAACACTTCGAGTGACATCGGTCGTATTCGTTTGGCTGCCGTGTCAGATGTTGACGAAGCACCTACGGCTCTTTTCGCTTATGTGACTGAGGCAACAATCAACATCAACAATAACGTCACGCCCAACAAAGCGGTTGGAGTCCTTGGCGCTTTTGATGTGACTGCTGGCACGTTTGAAGTATCTGGCGAACTGACTGCTTACTTCTCGAATGTTGCAGCGACCCAAGCCGTCAGGAACAACTCTGATGTGACTCTTGACATCTCGTTCGTCAAAGATAACACGGCAATGATCATCGATCTGCCTCTGATCTCTTTGGGCGATGGTCGTCTAAATGTGGAGGTTGATCAGCCTATCACACTGCCTCTTTCCACTGACGCTGCTTCTGGTCAAGACGTCTCTACTGATCTAGATCATACCGCTCTGATCACATACTTCGATTATGTCCCGAGCGCCGCATAACCACTAGACGGGTGGCTTCTAGTCACCCGTCACAACATACTGGAGAACTGAATATGGGAATGTATGATGTTTTTGAGACCGATGAGGATCTCGAAACTTCTGGCATCTGGCTGGACTATGGCGATTTCCGCGTGAAAATCGCATCTGCTGGTCAAGGTAACAAGAAATATGTGAAATATGCCGAAAAAGCCTTGAAACCTGTTCGCAAGGCTATGCAGGCTGGCGCTCTTTCAAATGAGCGATCAATGTCCATCATGTCGGATATCTACGCCAAGACCATTGTCCTTGATTGGGAAACCATGAAAGAGGGTGAGCTTGTCAAGGGTATCGAATCACGTGATGGGCAGATCATGCCCTTCAATTACGAAAACGTTCGTCAAGTTTTCATCGATCTTCCTAACCTGTTCATTGATATTCAAGAGCAGGCCAACTCTATCGCTAACTTTCGGAAAGCAGAACTAGAGGAAGAATCGGGAAACTAGTATCTGTCCTTGAATACCAAATGGATCAAGGACACATCGAAGAACAGATCATCAAGCAAGCCGTTCGCAGCGGCTTGCCAATACCTGATCGCATCCAAAATGCCCCTAGTATTTTGCCCGGCCTGGAGCTATACTATATCGGGTTCTTGGACTTGACTTCAACACGTTCACTCGGCGGTTTTGGTGTCGGTCCTATTCCGTGGCTCGCGATACAGAAGTATTGTGAAGTTCTAGAACTAGACGATGATCAAACTGCGGCAATGCACCATCATGTCGCTGAAATGGATAAAGCATACATCAAGCACCTTCAAAAGAAGAACAAGTGATGCCGACTCTCCAGTTTTCGAAAAATATTCGTCGTCGTGGCCGACAATTTGAAAACTCTGCTTCTGAGTTGGTTAGGACTATGGCCCGGAGGACTTTGCGGTCATTGGTTCTGAATACGAAAGTTGACAAAGGCGTAGCTCGTTCTAATTGGCGTGTCGGTATCGGTGCTCGTCCTACAGCCGTTATCGAACCTTATGTTCGCTATCCCAAGGGATCCAAAGCCTTGGGTCAGGGAATCAATGAAAGTGCGAATGCTGCCGCTGCGATCGCTGCTGGTAATGCGCGAATTAATTCTGTGAGAGGTATCAGCGGCGTCGGTTTGAAAACTGCAATCTATATCACGAATAACGTATCATATATCCAGAAAGCGTTGGTGGGCGGCGCTGTTGAAGCATCAACCGTGGAAGCTCGGGCATCGATCCGAAACTTCCGCTTATTCGTGGATAGATAATGGTTACTGAAAATGTAAACATTAGATTTCGAGAATCTGGTGCTAGAGTAATCAAGCGTCGAATTGACGAAATTGGTAAAGCGGCGAATAACGCAACTCGCGGGATCTTCCTTCTCCAGCGAGCTCTATTCGTAATTGGTGGTGCTGGCATCGCTCGCGGGCTTCAGCGATATGCTGATGCTCTCACTAACGTAGAGAATAGACTACGACTCACAACTTCCAGCACGGCAAATCTAGAAGCAGCCCAAAGTCAACTCTTCGACGTTGCTAGAAGAAGTCGATCTTCTTTCCAGGCTACTGCTGACGTCTACAACCGAATTGCGCTTTCTGCGCGAAATCTCGGTGTTGGCCAAAAACAGATTCTGGACGTCACCGAGACTTTGCAGAAAGCTGCCATCATCTCTGGTGCGTCTGCACGAGAAGCAAATGCTGCTCTAATCCAGCTTGGGCAAGGTATCGCCTCCGACCGTCTGTCTGGTGACGAACTTCGTTCTGTTCTTGAACAGCTTCCTGCTGTTGCCGATATCATCGTTGATTATCTCAATGAGACCCAGCAATTTGGAACCGTTACTCGCGGCACTCTGCGAGAACTTGGTCGTGAAGGTAAGCTGACTTCTGAGCTAATCTTCAGAGCAATCCAATCTTCTAAATCTGATATCGATAAGCTTTTTGCTGAAACTCAGCCAACGATTGAACAAGCTTTCAATGTTGCGAAAACTAACTTCCTGGAATTCTTGGACGCTTTTGATGATGCGACTGGTGCTAGTGCCGCAATCGCTAATTTGATCATCAAAATCTCTGAAAATTTCGATGTTCTTCTAACTGTGATAGGTGGAGTCGCGGCTGCTCTAGCGGGCCTATTCGCTTCAAAAGTAATTCGTTCTTTCACTTCGTTTATCGCAAAACTTAGAATATCTGGCGGTGCTCTTGCAAGACTAAGAGCTCTACAAGTCGCCTACACGAAAGCACAAGTGGCTTCAACTGCTGCTGTTGTGAATGATACTCGCGCAAGAGTAGCTAATCTTCAACAGATGACCGCAAGATCTGCTGCCCAAGTGCGAGCCGCTCAGATAGAATATGCAGAGGCTGCTGCTGCATTTCAAAACGGGCGAGCCAGAGACGCATTGACTGGGAGGTTCATTTCAAACGCTGCTGCTCGTGATAGACTGACTGCTGCAAGTATTCGTCTCGCGAATGCTGAACGTGTCAACCTTGGGCTGACTACAAAGCTCACTGCTGCGAGAACTGCTGCTGCTGCTGCTGACAACGCGGCGGCGGCTGCTGCTACCCGTGCAACTGCTGCCAGAGCCGCTCAGGGAGGCGTTCTGACGCGTCTGAGCGCCACCTTCCCCACACTGGCGGGCGGTGCTAGGCTGGCGGGCGGTGCCGTCCGTGGATTGTTTGCTCTACTCGCAGCGAACCCAATCGGTGCGGTCGTTACTGCGATAGGTCTCGCAGTTGCTGCTCTATTCACTTTCGGTGATAGAATCAAAGTCACCGAAGATGGCGTGGTTTCTTTGAAAGATGCTGCAATCGCTGCTTTCCAGCTAATCGTAGAGGCTGTCGCTCCCGTCGGTCGCTACATTAGAGATTCTTTAGGATCTGCTTTCTCTTTCATTGGCGAAAAGTTTAATGAAGTTGGAAAAAGTATCAAGGATTTCGTTGTAAGATCAATTGAAATCATCTTTGATGCGTTCACAGCCGTTCCAAGGTTTATCGCTGGCGTGGTGGCTGGCATCATCGCCGTATGGGATCAACTTCCGCTTGCTCTTGGGTATATCGTAGATCAGATCACTGATTTCTTTGCAACTGGTTTCGAAAATATCGCTAATCTCGGCATTGAGGCTGTAAACGAAATCATTCGAGGATTTAACCTAATCGCTGATACAGCAGTAGGTGAAAAACTCGGACTAACGGTTAAAGATACCTTAGATCCAGTAACTCTCGATAATCTTAGAACGAATTTCGGTGCTGGTGGTAAAGAAGTCGGAGAAGCATTCACAGAAGCGTTCACATCTACTTTCGAAGGTGGCAGGGTAAGAAATGTTCTTAGTAGATTTGGCGACGCTGTAATCAAAAGAGCGCGTCAGAATATCGCTAATGAAGAAATAGGAACTATCACTGATTCTGAACTTCCTCCGTCTATCCCACCGGGGAGTGATGATGGTGGTGGCTCAGGAAGCGGTGGTGGCACTTCTGCAAATTTTGCTTCTGAGCTATCCGCTATTCAGGACAAGATCGAGCTTGAGAGAATGTATGGTGTTCAAAAAGAGATCACTAATAACATCCTTTCTATCGAAAAGAACCTCAAGCGCGAACTTTCGGAAGTGGAGGCTCAGCAAGTTGCAGAAGCAACACGGCTTCTTGAGATTAGTAAAATCCAAGGCGAAGTTCTTCAAGAAATTCTCGGACCTCAAGAAACTCTTCGTTTCACGCAGTCCGCGCTCAATGAACTATTTGCTGAAGGTGCGATAACTCTGGAGCAATACAACACCAAATTGCGAGAGACACAAATCGCTGCTGACCGCGCTGCCAACACTCTCGGTGGTGGGTTCCGTGCTGCAATCGCTTCGAGTATCCAATCGGCTGGTCAGTTCGGCGAAACGCTTGGAAACTTCGTGGTCGGTGCGGCAGGCAAAGCAGCAGACGCTATCGTTGAGTTCGCGAAGACTGGTCAGTTCAACATTCGTGCGTTCTTCCAAGATCTGTTCGCACAGTTGCTGCGTCTCGCGGCCCAAAGACTTCTTCTCCAGTTCATTGGTGGCTTCTTGGGTATTCCTGGGGCTGGTCTGACTGGAGTATCTGGCGGTGGGACAATCCCCGGTGCTCGTCTTGGCGGCTCGATATTGCCTTCCTTTGCTGGCGGTGGTAGCCTCAGTCCAACTGGACCCGGTTCGACTGATACTGAGATAGTGGCATTCAACAAGCGCCCTGATGAAAGAGTTGACATCCTAACTCCGGGTCAGCAAGCCGCACAGAACAGAAGGCTTAATGGAATGGATGGAACTCAGGCTGCTCCTGTTGTCAACTCTACCACGAATGTGGCGGCTGTCATTTCGCCTTCCGATATTGTCGGCGCGTTTGACAATTCAGAAGGTGAAACTGTTGTCGTCAACATGATTCAGCGAAACGCCTCCACAATCAGACAAATCGTTCAGGGGTGAAGAATGCCGTTTTCAACTGGAACTGCGAATACTCCCGGTGAACTTCTTTCTGCAATCAATACCCTAGTTACTGCGAATGGCTGGACTAAGATTAGTGGAGAAACTGATCAGGTTCCGGTTTCTCCCAAATCAGCGAGGTATTGGCGTCTCCTCTGGATTGAGAATGAAGACGTCAACAATGATTTTCGCGAACTGAACAGCATTGAATTCCGCTCCACTCTGGGCGGCGCTGCCATTTCAGGAACTTGGTCTACTCCCGGTGTCGCGAGCGGGGCTCCTCCGGGTTATTTTCGTTCTGCCGACATAAATGACGATGTGTTCTGGATCAAGTTGGATTGTGGATCTCCGACTATCGTTCGTGAATGTGTGGTCCAATGTCAAACTGACAATGAGTCTCCTCGTGATTTCTTCATTCAGTGGTCGAATGATGATCTCACTTGGACCACTATGTTCGGCGTGAATAACTTGTCTTGGGTTGATAATGAAACGAAAACTTTTCAATTCGATGATGGATATCTGTTCTCCGATCACATAAGCTCAACTCAATGTGTTCGTGCTGGTTACGATGTAAGAGAAGTTCCAGTTCCTATTCTACCATACACTGATTCTTTCTCTCAAAGTTGTAACGATAGATTCATTTGGCAGGCTCCTGGATACGATGCTAATCGTCGTATCTATATAGAAGCTCGCGGACATTTCAATGCCGCCACTAGCACGAGCTTCTTGGAAATCGGTATCAGCCCAGAGTATGACTCTGCAAACCCGTATCTTGGTCAGCAAATCGGCGGATATGGGAAGGTGTTTCATCTATTTGATGTGAATCCAGTAACCTATTGGATTTATATGAATGACACCAGATTGATCGTTGTGACTAAGTCTGGAACGTCCGATTATACTTCATCGTATATAGGATTCCTGGCTGCTTTCGCTACTCCTGATGATTATCCTCAACCTCTTTTCTTGTCTAGCACAAGCAATGATCTTAATTTCTTGAGTGAGAACAACAATCGTTTCTCTTCTATGGCAGATCCTGGAGATGGTTGTGCTGCTGTTCGTCTTTGGGATAATTCTTGGAATATCCTAGAGAACAGAGGCGATAGCTCCTTGGCTAATCTGTATCAAAGAAATATAACTTTCTGGACTTGGCCGTTTCATGTTGGTTCTACTTTCATCGGAAGTTGGCCCAATATCGTTGTCGGTGATTATCAAACATTTGATACTCACTGGCTAAATCAACAAGACCCAACAAATCAGAACGATGTTCCGTTGTATCCAGTTCTTGTTCAAAACAAGACCTATGGAAATATCGGTGCTCTTCAAGGAGTATTCGCTGTTCCAGGTTCTACATTAGCACCAGAACAAGTTTTCGCTATTTCTGGTCAAAATTACAGAGTCTTCCCAAACAGAACTAGAAGGGAAGGCTGCAACTGGTTCGTGGTGAGAGAAAACTAATGGCATACTCTACTGGATCTGGCGACTACAACGCTTTGATGGCAGCGGTTCTAGCCCATGCTGTTGCTGATGGATGGGTTGAGGCTGGTGGTGTCGGCACGGGCTGGCCGATCAGCAAAGGCAATGTTCGTGGAGTTGATTGGAGCACTTTCACAGTTTCTGACACAGACTACACTTCCGGCGCTGGAGTTCCAAAGACTACTCGCTGGTTGAGAATTTCTGTTGGAGAGACCACTGCTGCTGCGACAACTAACGCATCTAGTGACACGACTTCTGCCAATGCTCCTAATATGGAATACACTTTCGACGCTTGGCATATTTTCTCTGATCCCTCTATTGGAGATCATATCAATGTCGTTGTCCAATTCAGCAATGGAATAGATGCACAAGTATTCGGACACTTCTCTTTTGGGGAAGTGAATAAGTATGGAATGTCACATGGTGGTGTCGCTTATGCGAGCGGGCATCCGGTTAGGGGCTTTTCTCCGAATACTTCTTCCGGACAAAATTCAAACGACGCTAATGCTGGAGCATATGCAAGAATCAACAGGATTTTCTCCGGAAGACTTGGATTTTCTGCGAATAGGTTCGAAACCTATAATCCGATCGTTTTCATGACACCCAGCACGAACAATCCTTTCCCGTCTTTGTCTGTCTGGCCCAGCCCTGATACTCTCTACGATTATAACAGAATAATCGATGTGTTGAAGAACTCTTCTTCTTCAATTATTCCATCTTCTGAAGATTTCTCTGAAATCAATATGGGAGTTTCTTTCCAAGTAATGATGGCTCAGTCTCAGCTATACTCAGGCGGTGTGTCGCTGATGCCAATTCCAATGTTCGTGGCGAACGGTGATACTGCCAGTTCTTCACTTCGATTCATTAATGTTGGATCGTTTCCAAATGTTAGATCTTGTTCTCTTGAGAACTTGCTTCCAGGAGATGAAATCACATATTCCGGTGATACCTGGAAAGTCTTTCCTTTGTTGTGCAGAAAGAACAAAAGCACACTCGGAGTCCAATATCAAGTCACAAGTGGTCTCTATGGACTAGCATATAAGAAAGTGATCTGATGCCCGCTGTTCTCACAGATGAAAACCTTGTGGCTTTTATTGATCCGACAACCCCGTCCATTCCGTCTGGTCAATTAATTCTTCAACAGCCGGGTTGTCCTCCTCAGTATGCTGGTTCTCCTGATAATATCAGAGAGTCTGTTAACGATGGTGAGTTTGAAACTACTTTCGCTCTAGGTGTTGTTTCAGGAAGCAACCCGATAGGTGTTCCTTCTGGTGAAACTTTCAACTATCTTCAGCACCCGAGTCAGCACGGCGATTTCCACTATCGTCTTTGGGTTATTCCTTCGACTCTGCAATTGAATAATCCTCAACTGAATGTTGATATCCCTTTCAATATCTGGAACACTTGGTCAGACAGAGAGACTGTGTCTTCGGTTCTAGTCAACGGAAGTTCTGTTCTAACATTTGACATCTCTGCTGGAGACTCTCTCGGTAGTTTCCAATTCAGAGAAGTCAATATGCAGATTGGTCCTGGAGAACCCAGCATTGAGGCAACCATTGAGATCATAACGACTAATATGATCGGCTATCTGTCGGTCATTGCTGCTATCTCTGATACTTTCAATCTTATTCCGGATGAACCGGTCAAAGAGATCTGGGAATACAAGACTGATATTCTCGTGAATCATATCGGTCAAGAACAAAGGATTTGTCTTAGGAAGAACCCAAGAGTTCGTCAAGAGTTCACCTTTGAAATAATCGATACCAGACAGCGAAGAGAACAATACAACGTCGTAAGAAAGAATATCGGTGCTCAATCGCTTGTCCCGATGTATCAGTATTCGGTGAACTTGGATCAGCCAAGTCTTATCGGCGCTACGAAAATATTCCTAAACAATTCTGACTCGAATTTCAGAGCAGAAGATTTCGCTGTTATTGTAAATCCAACCACAGAGGAAATCGTCATCAGTAAAATCACATCTGTCGATCTTGATGGAATAACTCTTCAAAGTCCTCTCGGTGTTGATGTCGATACTCATTGGGTCGCAGCGCCAGCTATCAACGCTATCATCAATGATGGTAGTGGTATCAATATGAGAAACGTAACTGGTAAGCTATCAGTGAAAGCCGACAGCTTTGAAGAAAAGACTGTAGTCCGTCCTAACTCGTCTAGGACGATCGACACGTTTGATGGAATTCCGTTCTTGAACAGAAGGCCCTTGATCTCTGCTGATGAGAAATTTAATTTTGAAAGAGAGATTCTAGATAATGACACAGGAGCTCGAGAAATCAAGAGCTCCTGGCTTCATCCGAAAATCTCTGGAACTAGGGCTTTCAGGATTCAACGAATTTTTGATCCAGATGAAATGGACTACTGGCGTTCTTTCGCAGACAGTGTTCGTGGAGGTCAGAAATCTTTCTTGATGGCAACTTGGTTTCCTGATCTTACTCTGCAGAACCCAAATCAGAACTTCCGTCTGGCATCTACGCTGATTGTGAATGAGGATTATTTCCCGGGACTATACTATCAGTATGACACTTGGAAGAGAATTCAAATCGAATATCCTGATGGATCTACTTCTCAGCATACGATAAATAGTGCGGTCACAAACGAAGACGGAACAGCAACAATCAGTTTCTCGCCTCCGATTCCTGATACTCCAGAAAACGAATCTATCAAGCTGATCAGTTTTCTAATGAAATGGAGAGCTTCAGATAGGATTGCCTTTAAGCATTGGGCGAACTACAGTGAAGTCAGCTTCGGTATGTTTAGTTCGGATGAATAGATGCCATATCAAGATGAAGAGACTGGTTTCACAACTGCTAGACCCATGGAACTATACAGGTTCTCTGGGACTTTCAACACATACAGATTCACCAGCTTTACTGAACAGGTCACTTCTAATGGTGAAGTCTTCGAACCTTTGCCTATCAGCAGAAACAAGCTGAAGGTTTCAACTCAAGACCAAACTGAAAACGCCTTAGAAATCACAGTCCCATTTGATATTCAAATGGTGACAGATTATGCGTATCAGAACGCTCCTCCAGAATTGGTCCTCACACTGTTGAGAGCCCACGAACAAAATCCAAACGATTCTGTTATCCTCTGGGAAGGAAGGGTGACAGGTTTTTCAGTAGAGGGCAGAATAGCGAAACTCAAAGTTCCGGCTTTGATGTCATATGCCTTGAATGGGAATGCTCCAACCCCGAGATATCAGGCTCCGTGCAACTATGTTCTGTATGATAGTAGATGCGGTGTTGATCCTACTCTTCATCAGCATATCACGACAGTCACCCAAGTTACTGGAAACATCATAAGAGTTGATAGCTATCCCTGGGCACCGAACGACGCAGTCGCTGGTCAAATGATCTCTCCGGGTGGCGAGCAAAGGATGATCACAGAAGTTCTAGGAACCGATATCACTGTTACCTATCCTTTCGCGAACTTGTCAGTTGGTGATACAATCACGTTAAGAAAAGGTTGTGATCACGCTTTCAATGGCGACTGCAAGAATAAATTCGCTAATGGTGACAGGTTCGGAGGATTTCCGATTGTTCCAGATAGAAACCCATTCACGAGCACTTTGACATGATTTGGTTCACGCTTGCTCTATTCGTTGTTTCATTTCTGGTTGTGGCCTTGCTGGCACCAAAGCCGGAAGTTGAAAATGCGAGAGCTCAAACTCTTGACGACGTGAATTTTCCGAGAGCGACTGAAAACGCTCCAATCCCTCTCATCTTGGGTAAGGTTCGTATGAAAGCGCCCAATGTGATCTGGTATGGAGATTTCTACACGGTTCCGATCAAAGAAAAAGTAAAGACTGGACTTTTCTCTTCAACAAGAGTAATCGTCGCATACAGGTATTATCTCACAATGGATCTGGCTTTGGCTATGGGTCCGGGCATAACCTGCACAGAGATCTACGTTGATGATAAGCTGGCTTGGTCTGGCAACACCGGCGGCGCTGGTCCTGCTGCTGTGAGTAACGTAGGCATCAGCTTCGGAGGGTATAAGAAGGGCGGCGAAATGAATATGGCCGGAACCTTCTACTCTGGTGCAGACAACTTAGTAGATCAGCCCGTTGATCTTCTAATAGAGAACAAAGTAGGTGCTGGTCAAGTTCCTGCTTATCTTGGGACTTCGCATATCGTTCTCGGCGGGGAGCTAGGAGAATCTGCCCAACTTCGGAAGATGTCGTTCATTCTAGAATGCTATACCAATGATCTCGGTCTTACCGGGGCCGGTAAGATTGGTGAAGACATGAATCCAGCAGAGGCTCTCTATCAGATCTTCACTGATGAATGGAGAGGTCTGGGTATTTCTCCCTCGCTGCTTGATATCAGCAGCTTGATCAGCATCGGAGAAACACTATATCTAGAAGGTAATGGGGTCAGCGTTCAAGTAACTGCTGAATCTACTGGTAAGAAAGTCGTTGAAGAAATTCTTCGTCAAATAGATGGTGTGGCTTATCAAGATCCTGAAACAGGAAGGATCAAATTCAAGCTGATTCGTGAAGATTATGATATCAACGTGATCCCAACTTATGATGAAGATGATATCATCAAAGTTGATAATTTCTCACGTTCTGGCTGGGACGAAGTTATCGCCCAAGTGAAGGTCAGCTTCCGTTCAAGAGAGAAAGACAGCGATATCGTAGCTGTGTCCCAAGACATGGCGACTGCTGGGATGATTGGGCGTCTTCGCAGCACTACGATTGCAATGCCATTCTGCTATGATCCTGATCTTGCCAATCAAATCGCTTCTCGTGAAAGAGCACAGCTTTCAATTCCTCTTTTCAGAATAACTTTGCAAATGAACAGAAATGCCAATACTCTGCGACCGGGTGATGTCTTCAAGCTGAACTGGTCGGAGTATGGAATTCAAAATCTTGTTCTTCGAGTTCAAGAGTTTGACTTTGGATCGCTGTTAGACGGTAAGATTGTTGTTCGGTGCTTGCAGGACAAGTTCGCTCTTTCTACTGTGGTTTTCGCTTCCCCAGAGCAGACCAATTGGGTTGCTCCTATCGTTGATCCTCAACAGATCGTTACCTCAGAAATCGTAGAAATGCCTAGGTTCTATATGAACCGAGTTGAGTTCCCAATTCCTGATGGTAATGCTGGTGTGATACCTTTAGCTCTCAAGCCTTCAACAGCTTCCTCAACCTATGATCTTCTCGCTGGAATTGTGTCGGGCGATCTTGATACAAGGGAGCCTCAAGAGCTAGATTATCCTGGTTCCGGGACTTTGACTTCAACATATAGTCAAACAGCCGGATTTGATGGTGTGGACGCTACTGGTTTCACAATCAGCAATGTTGTCGGAGAATTCTTCCCAGCTTCCTCAGTGAGTGATATCAGGCTGGGCGAAGTCGGCATTATCTACATGGATGGTGAATTTATCGGTTATACATCAGCGGTCGATAATCTTGATGGAACTTGGACAATCAGCGGTATCTATCGTGGGCTTCTAGGAACTCGCCCAAGAGAACACGCAGTGGGAACTCGTATCTGGCAAATCAACCCAGAAATGTTTGGTCTCGGAACTCTCGATAATCTAGACGAAGAGGGAACTCTCTACTATAAGCTTCTCGATCGTGTTGGTCCTACAGCAATCGATGATGACGAAGTCGCAGAGGCTAGTCAAGTCATGCAGCGATGGGCGAGGCGTGGTCAGCGTGTTCGTGACATTCGCCTTGATGGTGCTAGAACTGGAATAACTGTTGATGGAACTACAACGACAAAGACAGTTTCTTGGAAAAGGACTAACCGAGAGGCTAGTCAAATCGTTCTAGAAACAGATGCTGATCAAACTCCAGATGTAAGCGATGCTGTTTCGGAAGTCTACGACGTCTACGTCTATAACAATGGTGCTGTCGTTAGTAGCTTGACTCAGCTAGAAGTTTCTGGCACATCTACGACAATAGATTTCTCAACTGTCACTTTGAATGGACAAGGAGAAATCAGAATCATTACTCGCTGGAACTACACTTCTCCTGATCCTGATGTTCTCAACTCTGATGAATACGGTTTCTTGCCGTTCACGTTTAATCAATGATGACAGAAGAACAAATGAACCTCCGCTTTCGCCATCGTCGGCGAATTGCTTTGGCGTCTTTCATAATGATGTCATCAACAATCATACTCCTTATCCCAATTGGGCTTTTCGTGGAAGGTGCAGCCCAAAGTATGGAAGACATTCGCTGGCTTATCACGACCGGGACAGGGTTGTGGTCTGCTCTCATTCTAGGCTATTATGTGGCAGCTAGCTATGAACAAGGTAAGAGCGTCTGAGGACGTCCAGCAGCGGCCTTTGTGGCTGGCGGGTGGTATGGTAGCCAACAGCCCACAAAGCGGCCCTCTGACGGCATCCTGTGGCCGCGCTGGCCGTGCTATTACCCATTGCCTAGCCACCAGCACGTCCAGGGAGCTCTCATGATAATTTCTATTCTAACAAAGCTAGTCGGAGCACACGCTGGGGTTGTCATTGGGCGCGCTTTGCCTTATATCCTGGGCGCGCTCCTGATGGCAGGCGCCTATCTGTATATCCGGTGGGATGCTTACAACGATGGCGTTGCCGAAACCACCATCAAATATGAAACTTTGATACTGGAAGAGCGCGAAAGAATAAGAAAAGCTGGTGAAGAAGCACTAGCAGAAGCGCGAAGCCAAATCAAACAACTTGAAGAACGGCTGAGCGCTAGAAATGAAGAAATCGAAGAAATCAAAAGGCAAGGTCGAGAAGATCCACATGCTGATCTTCCCGCTTTTGGCGTTGACAGCGTGCGAAGACTCAATAGGATCCATTGAGCCGCCGAATCTTCAACCTCCACCCGAACAACTAACTGAAGATTGTGAACGTCCTGTTTCATTACCTGAACGG